TCAACGCGCTTCGATGGTGACGGGCTTCTCGTAGCATTGGGGAACATAATTCTTGTCGAGCGCCCAGTTGTTGATGAAGCGGAGCGGGCAGGATTGGTCCCATACGCGCTGTAGTTCCGAGACCGGCAGCACCTTGTATCCGGCTTCTCCGTCCTTGGAGAGCATGTACCCGTATTTGCCGTTCTTGTCGGCGTCGCCGTTGTCGAGCAGGTAGATTTTGTGGCAGCCGTCCCATGCGAATTCTGTGGCTGGGCTGGTTTGGCCGTTGATTGTGATGCTCATTGGTTTCCTCTTTCATTTTTTTATGTGGACATATTCAATATAACACGTAAATGGGATATTGAAAAAAACAAAAAAGCGCACCGGAGTTTCGGTGCGCTTAGCGAAGCAGAATACGATCAGCTGGCAGAATGCCAGTCGCCACCATTCTGTTCCATGAACCGTTGCCGTGCCCGATGCTCCCATTCAGGAGAACCGGGCTTTTCACGGTGGATCCAGCTCATCACGCTCGACGGTTTAATGCCGTTCGCGGTGATGATGGTGTGGCCCACCGGATACGTGCTGCCGTCGCTCATGTGTCCGATTCCCGGCCGGTCATGCTCCATGCGGAACGTGTGGTGTTTCGCGTCCGGCACCGTGTATTCGATGCCCGGATCCCAGCGTGCCAGGGCGACCGCCCCCTTGACGCCACGGTGTTTGGCGGCCAGGCGCAGCATCGCCGCTTGGCCGACATCGGGGCCAAGGCCGGCGAATGGCTTCTTCGCCTTTTCGTCCGGGTTGAACACGTCGGGTTTCGCGGCCATGAACCGTCGGTATTCCTGTTCGTTGTCGCACAATGCGTCGCGCATCTGACGGTATCGGCGAGTCGGTTTCCGCCCGTCCAGCAACTGTTTTTCCAGTTTCTTGAAGTCCTTGGACTGACGGTATTCCTTACCTTTTTCCGGATTCCAGCCATCTTCCTGAAGCTCATGCAGCGTGTCAGCGAAAGCCATCTTGTCATCGAACGCACTGCCGTTGATCAGCCCACGGTCGACGTTCTTCACGTACAGGTCGCGCATGTCATCGTTCAACGGTGACAGGTGTTTCTCCGTCGCCGCATCATACCGGGCCTTCTTGGTCTGCTTTCCTTTCCATGCGGCTTCATAGCGGCGTTCCGCAGCTTCCTCGTCGTAATCCCCGACCCAATCCTCCGGCTGCGGTCCCGTGTATGCGTTCGTGTGTTCGCCTAGCTGTACGGGTTCCAAACCGAGCTTGCGGAGCTCCCGGTTCGGATCCAATGCGGTTTCGAGAATATGCTGTCGGGTTTCTTGTTCCAATTGCGTACGGTCAGGCGCTTTGACCGGTATGCCGGCGTATGCGGCCTCTATATGGTCGGCGATATAGTCGGCATGGGAGCCGCCCGGGGCCTGTGGATCGTATCGCAGGTTTTCAATGATCAGTGGCATGTCATCGGTTTCGCCCGGTTTCGCCGGACGGGCGATGAGCTCATCCAATCGTCTGGTGGCGTATCCCGCGCAGTCGGCTACATCCGGATCCATGATGATGTTCGTTTCGGCGGCGAGCATCGCATTATTCAATCGCTTCCATTCGAAGTCCGTCAACGTGTCGCCGGAGGGCAGACCGGTATCCTGTTCCTCCGCGAATTCGCCGTTCGCTCGACGGCGTTGTTGCTTTGCGTGTAAGGATTTTCTGGAATCAACCATTTGGGCGCCTCTCGTTAAGGACTGTTGGTTTTCAGATTATCTGCACGGGGGTGGCGGGATCCTTGTTTTTTCGGGAACTGTTTTTTCCATACGAGGAAGGCGGCCCCGGAGAGCCGCCCATAATCGATTCCGTCAGCCGACTTTGACGACTATCGGATTGCCGTTTTGGTCACAGGTCTGCAGATAGGTTCCGATGCCACTGTTGTTGATGGTGTCAGGCGTCGCGTTGTGCCACACCTGTTGCACGGTCCCGTATGGAGTGGATTGGCCTTGCTGCAGTTGTCCGATCCACCCGGCGCCCATGCTGTTGTGTCCAACGATGAGACGTGAGCCGCCGAGCCCGTCGAAAATCGGCATTTCGACTAGGCCTCCCTGGTCGATGGCTGCCTGGCATTGGGCACGCAGGTTCCATCCACCGTCTCCGCATGTGGTGGAGGGCATGTAGGTGTATCCGTTGTCGGCTGGTTGGGTTGGCTGATATGCGGGAGCATTTCCCGTGTAGACCGGGTTCGTATAAGTGCTGGCGTTCAAACTGTTGGCCGTGGACGAGGTTTGATATGAGAACTGGACGGCTGCGGCTTGGGCCTCTTGCGCAAGTCGCTGTTCATGCGCGGACACTGCATCTTTCACCGGCTGGATTTTCGAATTGATTACGTCCGCTTGTTTTTTCAGCCAGGTGAGATCAGTGGACTTCTTCCAGTCTTTTGCCGCATCCATTGTCTTCTGCAATGCTTGGCGGGGCGCTTCGTCATCCACGTTGTCTTTGGACGTTTCGAGAAGCTGACTGGCTTTCCCGATCGAATCTTTGACTTTACCGCGTGCGTCGTCGAGCTGCTTGTAATGCTGCGATTCCTTGATATAGGAGTCGAGTCGGTTCAGCATGGAAGAGGAAGAAATATTGGCTGAGTCTTGGTTTTTAATGGTCTCGGTCAGCTCACGGATTTGACTGATACTCATTCTTCCCGCATCCGGATTGTGGGCAATGTTTTCCTTCAACTGACCTTTGGCTCCGAGCATGGCCGAATCCATACGAGACACGAGATCATGGTCTTTCCCTAGTAGTTGACCGGCAGGAATCTTGTCCGTTTTCTGCACTGCTTTGACTTGTTTGGCAAGATTAATGTGGGACTGCCGTGCACTCTGAACAGCAACCTCATACTGGGTTTGAGCTTCATTGAAGTCAGCCGCATACACGGTTCCAGCCCCTGCGGCCATCAACAGGATAGCGGTCGTAGCGCCAGCAAGAATAGGAATGATATGTGTGTGCTGTTTTTCTGAGTTGGACAAAATGATTCCTTACGGTAAACGGAAACTATGTTTTCTTGGACTTCGGATAGCCGTCTAGCTATTCGGGGATCCTCAGTCTCCGCTTTACCGCAAGGAATCAGTCAATTCATCGGAAACATTGAAAAGTGTGTCTGTTCAATAGAAAGCATCAAAAAAAAATGGATTGCTCGGCACTTCCTGACCAAAAAATCGATCCGGTTACTCTTTTTTTGCGATTCGACGTTTGAGATACGCACTTAATCCATCTACGCACCAAAGTGGAATGTTTGTCATCCAATCCTGCTCCCTGTAGCCTATTTCTCCCGTGCGGATTCCATGTAGCCCATATCGGCTGCAGACGTATGCGAGGCTTTTCGCGCGAATATTAGAAGAGGATTTCACTTCGATAGGAAAAATTTCGTCTCCCTGTTCCACAACGAAATCTATTTCCGCCCTGCCCTGAGGATTCGGATTAGTCCAATAGCGAGGTTTGATTCCTTGAACTACGAGCTGCTGGCACACGTATTGTTCTACGAACGCGCCCTTGAATTCGGAAAAGAGCTTCGACTTGTTTACCAGAGTGTCCACTTCGAGACCAGATAAAGCTCCCAGTATGCCCGTGTCTTCCAGATATATTTTGAACGTGTTAAGACTCTCATATCCGGTCAGAGGTATATGCAAAGCATCGAGGCAAGGGACTTTGGTAATGATCCCGTAATCCGTCAGCCAGTTGAGCGCTTCCTCATATTCGCGCGCACGGGCGCCTCGCCGGACGACACCGTAAACGAATTTACGGTTCTCTTTGGCTAACTGCGATGGCAATGTGTTCCACACGAGGCGGATACGCTCGCCAAGCGTATAGGCGGCGTGCTTGGAGAAATCAAGGTCATAGGCGTTGAGGATATCTTGTTGGATGGCCCGCACATCCTGTGGAATACCATTGTCCAGATGGGCGCTTAACGCGGCCGGCATGCCGCCTACCCACATGTATGTTTTGAGCAGGTCGTTCATCCGTGGTTCAAGCGCCTGCGGGATATCCTCGAACCGTCCTTGCCTGATAGTGTCGGCTATCATGTTCTGGCCGATGCTGTCCAGATACTCGGTGAAGGAGAGCGGATGCAGGTTCATCATGGTGACCTTTCCCACGGGGAAAGAGGCTTTGCTGTGCTTGGATATTCCCATATAGGAGCCGGTGGCGATGATGTCATAGTCGGTTGCTTGCTCCGTGAAATACTTAAGCGAGGTCAAAGCGCGCGGGCTTTCCTGTATCTCATCGAAGAAGAGCAGGGTTTTGCCGGGAAGTATCCGCTGATTGAATGTGAGCTCAAGCTGTCGAACTATCCGTTGCGGGTCAAGATCCTGCTCGAATATCCCGGCCAGGGAGGGGCGTTGCATGAAATCAGCCGAGACGATGTTGTCGTATTGTCCATTCGCGAACTCGTTGACCAGCCACGTCTTGCCCGTCTGCCGTGCGCCGCGGATCAGGAGAGGCTTATGGTCTGGGGCGGCCTTCCACTGATTGAGCGTTTTCAGTGCTGCCCGTTGGAGTCTCATAGCCTCTCCCTATCATAAATGTGTAGACGTTACACATTTATCCTATCATAAATGTGTAGACGTTACACATTTATGATGGGTTATTGCAGTCGTAGCAGTTTCAACGCGACGGACACCAGGCGATCGGTACGGGCCTTGATCGCTCCGGCATCCCATTTGGTTTTGTCCACTACATCATCGTTGAGGTTCAGGCCGTTCCGGTATCCGATGTAGCGGCCTGCGGAGTCCTTGCGGTCGCGTTTCCGTTCGAAGCCCATTCGCCCTAGATCCGAGTTGTACCCGGTGAGGGTCAGATTGCCGAGGGTGTGCACCAAAGTGGAACGAACCTCTTCCGCTTGCTCCTTGCTGCCGAAGGCATCGATCCATTCCTGTGTGATGTTTTCGGTTTTCGGGAAAATATGTTCGATGGTGAAATAGTATTGGGTACCTCGTTCGTTCATACGCCACAAGTCAACCCAAGTCTCGCCTGTCATTCCGGTTTGCGCTATCGCAGCGAGAACATAGCGTGTCATGTCACGATTATCCTCGTACACCGGTCCCCGAAGAGACTCCTCGAAGCGTGTATCTGACGCATAATTCGTCGGCTTCGTGAGTTGTTCTTGCAGGTATTGGATCACTTGATCAGCGGTTCGGGGTTCGTCTTCCTCTAGATTGCGGAGAATGGCGACGAACAATCGTTGGACGGTGTTGGTTGCCGGGTAGTCGGTGTAATTGCGGCGCACGAACCATATTGCCAACATCATTGTGATATGGGCAAGATCCTTGTCGGATAGTTGCAGACGTTCTCGGTTCGCCGTGAACCACATCAAAGGCATGAATCCCTGAGCTCCACCTGCATGGCGAAGTGAATCGGATATCTTCTTGAATGCGGGTAGGCCGCAATCATCGGTGGAGCCGGCAAGCATGCCGTAGACTCTGCCCGACTCGGCAAGCTCGTCCAATAGGACATCCACACCTTTCTCATCCAGCCAATTCTCATACAATCGGATAAGGTTTGAGTGGGTCGCCGGAGTGCCAACCGTGGACTTAAAGGCGTTGTAGTAGTAGCGCAGGAACCGCTCCTGGGCACCGCCGTCGGGTCCGACCGCTGCGATGACTCGCATCCATTTCTCGTAGGTGTTATCGATATTAAGATTCCTGTCGGAATCCGCACGGGCGAGCATTTCGTTCTTTATCAGATCGATGGGGGACAGATCCATCCCTCTATTGTTCAGGCTCTCGAAAAGGGTGAAGGCGCTGGCGTGATCTGGTACTTCTATCTTGACCAATACCGTGTTCCGGACTCGACGTGCCATGCCGAACACGACGGACAGCGGGTCAGTGGATCCTTCCAGCTCAGAGGTTATTCGGCTGCGGAAATACTTGTATGCTTTACCGATGCCTCGGTTACCCCAGTATCGAGGTACAGGAGTTGGTGCTTGTCCGTTCTGGGAGATTGCCAAACTGACGAGATACACGTAGTCTGCATTGTTGTTGCCTTGAGCCTGAAGACGGAGTCGAGGATTGTCGTTTGTGGCAAGCATTTTCCGCAAGGAAATGGACTCGAACAATCTGCTCTCATCCGCAATGAACTGTTCGCGCCTGTCCGCCATCTCCCGGTATAAGGCGGCAAGAAGAATCGACAAACTGGTCATACGCTGTTGTCCATCGACCAGCTCCAGCTGTGGGTGAATGGCATCATCGCCGCTGATGGCGATGACCGTACCCAGAAAATGAGGCTTAGACCCCGATTCGCCCATAATATCGTCATAGAGAGCAGCCCATTGTGGCTTGCGCCAAGAGTATTCTCTCTGATATTTCGGAATCACATATTTAAGTAAGGAATCCGGATTGAGCAGATCCCGGAGATAATAATCATTCGCTGAATTAATGATGCTGGTTTGAGCCATGGACGGACCTTCGTCTTCGTTTTTTTCTCTTCATGGTATACCGTCGACTGGCGGTTTTAACTGGTATGCTAGGCCTGCCAATCAGCTGTAATCTATAGTCATGATTCTCATTGGCAAGCCCATAGATACTACTCCCAACAAGCCCTGCTCTTACCATATGCACGAACCGAGAGGGGAAGCGAAAGAGTCCCGCAACTTTGAAGCCCGCCGCCAAGTCAAGAACCGGGAATACGTTCGGAGCTTCGATAGCGTCAAGGAACTGGGGGAGTTCTTCGACGCTATCTAGAATTCGATGGACCGAGACAATTCGGGAGTATTCTCCTCTGGAGCTTCCAACGGCAAAGTTCGCCGTCTATTTTTTTCGGGAACATATATTGTTGATACTTTCCATCAGTCGAATCAACCATCCGTTTCTCCTTGTCGTTGCTTTACCGGCACCCGATGCGCCAGCCGTTGCACGACACTTTAGAACAGATATCTTGAGACCATGGTCTGGCTGGAGACTACCCATTCTGGAGAAGGATGTATGCGGTCATTGCCCGCAAAGGAAAATAGATCAATCGCAGTCCAGATTCCTACGACACAGTCCCAGCATCGGCCGCAAATCAGGAGTCCGACCCTCCCGATGCTCTCGCACAGCATGCGCAGCCAACGGCAGCAATCGTTCCAGATTCTTGTCCATGACACTACGGTTTAGGGTACGATCCCAGTCAGTGGCGATACGACGGAAAGCATTATGGAACTGCTCGACCACCCCAAACCGTTCACTATCAGAACCATATACGGGTCTCATAGTCTCTACAGTACGGCCAGACGCTATCTCATAGTCCTTCGCTTGCCCGTCGAGCAGTCGGGCGAGCACCAGAGCATTCTCCTCAAACTTGTCAGCCGGCAATCCGAGTGCGCGCATCCCGTTGACTGCCCATTCGTGATCTGTTTCCGGATGCCTCCATGAGCAGCCTCCGCCGTTCAGATGGAACTCGTACCCGTACACATCCTTCAACGTTTTCGCCGCGATCTCGCGAATATGGTCATGTTGGATCCGATACCAGGCGCGCAACGCTTCGCACAGCATCGCATAACAACCGTTCAACTCCAGCTGCTCATAGGTCATTGTCCTGCTCATTACGATTCCTTAACCGTTAATAGGATTCCATTGGATCCAACGAGACCGACTTTGTTGCCGTCCACAAGTATCCACCCCTTGACATACCTGTTGCCCTGCAGCCACGTGGCCTCGGTTCTATCTTCCGGCAGCTTCTTGGATGGGCATCCGCCGATATTTTCGCAACGCAGATGACTGACATTGAACGTCCGTTCCGTCTTTTCCGTGAACGTCAAGTACTGTGGCTCCGTTCCGGTTGTAGTTGACAACCAAAGCAGTCCAATTGCCCAGGCGGCGATGATGAGGCTTGTGATGCATGCTTGGCATTTTTCCCAACCTAAGCTATCGGTGAGGTCTCTGCAGCGAGCGAGTATCAGAAACATGACGGATACGGAGACGATTGCAATGACCAGAAACCACCCAGTATTCAGATGGAATTCCCTAGGCAGAGAATTCAACCAATCGGAATAGTCAACCATCATTGTCCTTTCCTGTATCCGCCGATATGTCGAATCGCATACAGAACCGCGACGCACAGCATGATTCCGCTGACCGGCAGACCGATGAACGGGGCATGCCCATGGGCCAGGTTGGATACGTCTATCAGCAGGCATGTCAACGCATACATGCCGAGCAGTACGCTGAGCTTCCCGAACACCCTACGGATCATCCGATTCCCAGAGGCCAATAGTTCGGCGCCCATCCAGCTGACGAACATTAGCAGGATTACATGCGATGTGAGGCTGGTGAAGCTCATTGTTCGTCTTTCAACTGCCAGCCGCATTCGATGTAACTGTTGCCTGCACAGGGAACCTGTTCGCCGTTTCCTAGGGTCACGTATGCGGCTTGCCTGTTGGTTTTCTCATCAGGGGCCAGCTGTCTTGGGTGATCCCAATCGCAGGTTGGTATAACATTTATCCCGCTATAGGTATATAGGGCTCCACCTACGCAGTCCACTACTTTTTTGTCCTTCAACTGGATGGTGTAGGGGCCGAGCTTGGCGCCCTTCTTCTCTTCTGCTTGCTGGGTGTCGATTTTTTCAAAGTTTTCTTGGACTTTCTCAGGATGATTTGAATTCCAGATGACAGCCGAAGTTACTAGGATTATAACGAAGGCGACAAGCAATCCGATAAGCACATATCCGAATTTGTCTTTGCCTTCAGGCCGCTCGTTCAGCATGGAAGTCCTCCTCTTTTATCGGTTGTACTGAGATGATCGCGTCCACGTCGGCGTCCTTCAAATGGACTCGTACCGGTCGTCCGGTTTTGTTCGCTTGGATTTGCGCGTCATGCACGGTTTTCACGTCCGGCCAGGCTTCCATCAGTTCCTCGTTGCTTTCGCAGCCGTTGATGACCGGCACCCAGTCGGGATGCTGGTTCATGAGCGTGCTGGAGAGTATGGGGGCGGTCATGTCGTGCAGTTCGTTCATGGCGCTGTAGGCGGCGATGGTGAAGAACAGGCGTGATTCCACGCTATTGTCAGTGCCTTTTGCGGACTGGTCGATGAGGTCGGCGAACGCTTGTTTGAACTGTTCGCTGACCTGTTGAATCGCGTCGTATACGCTGCCGGCGTCATTCCAGTTGATGCTGGTGGAGCCCAATGCGGGCGGCGGGAATCTTTCGCTTGCGTCTTCGGTGATGTCGTCGTTGAACGTGAATCCGGATGGTATCTGTGCCATTTTTTCTCGCTCCGGTCAGGCGATGAGACTCAACAATTCCGCATCGTCGGGAGTCCCGTCGCTGAGGACACTGTCATACTGGGGTTCCCGGTTGGATGCGATGTCGAGTTCGGTGCGAGGCATTTCCACGTTCGGCCCGGTCTCGTTTTGCAGATACTTGTCTGCACCTTGTGGCTCGAAGATCCAATTTTTTGGCTGAGGTGGAAGTACTACGCCAGAAACGCGGCCGACAGTCCCGTTGACAAGTTTGAAGACGCCTTGGAATCGTCCGTTAACCGATTCCACGATCATACGGCCTTCGATGTTTTCGGGGAAATCCGGGGTTGCGTTCCTTATCCCGATGGTGCCGATGAATCGGGTCCCGTTTTCGAATGTGTGGGAGACGCGGTAGCGTTTGTTGTATGCCATGATGGTTCCTTTTTTGATTGTTTTTTATGTGGACAGTTGTTGTGGATTGTGGATAACCGGTCAGAGTGGCGTAGGGAACGATTCTCCGGCTGAGAACTTTAACTGGCGGAGAGGCTTGCCCTTACGCCACTTGTTCCACGCCTTGATGGTCAATGCGGCGATGCGTACACGGTTGTCGCGGGTGGAACGGCCGGCCTTGTGAGGCTGAGCCATCAACGTGTTGCGCAGTATGAGGATCGGATCGTCGGCTTGCAGGTTCGCGCCGCTGGCGAGGCTCGTGAAGAACCTGTTGGCCTCATCCGTGTCGATGTGCGCGAACGTCCACCAGAGCGAGGCGAACATGCTGCTGGTCAGCATGTCCCCGGATTGGCTGCGGAACGCGCGTGATGCGGCGAGCACGTCCGCCAGCTGCGGGGTCTGGTCGATGAACGAGATAATCTCGCCGCGTGTGGGTTTCAGATCGTTCTGAGCGGCGGCCTCCATGCCCAGCTGGTCGGCCAGATACACGGCGCGGGCCAGTGAGGCGAGCTGCGTGGAGTTCTTTTCTCCGCGCAAGGTGAGCACGTCGCCCAAGGTGCGGGTTTTTCCGCTGTTCATGGTCTGCTGGGTTTCGTCTTCCAGCCCTCGGATGACGAGCGTGGTCAACGGCTTGTCGGCGGCGATGACGGCGAGCAGACGATGCTGGCCGTCCAGCAGTCGCCCGTCTTTGCCGAATTTGATGGCCTCACCGTTGAACCGCCATTCGCCGTTGCGAATTTCGCGGGCGAACAGGTTGACGTTGTCTCGGCTGATGCGCCGGTTGTTGACGTTTTCGCCGAGCATGGTTTTCGCTATTTCCGGGGTGATGGTTTCCACTTTGGCGGTGATTTTCGCGTCCATGATTGGGTTTTCCTTTTTTCTTCTGTGGGTCAGATTCCGGTCGTATAGTCCTGCGGCATGTCCTTGAACTTGCTGTTGCTGCCAAGGAAAGCAAGATGGAAAGTCTCGGTCGGGCCGTTGCGATGCTTGGCCATGATGATGTCGGCCTCACCGGGCCTATCTTCCTTGTCATAGGCGTCGGGACGGTGTACGAGGAACACCACGTCGGCGTCCTGTTCGATGGAGCCGGATTCGCGTAGGTCACTCATTTGAGGTACTTTGTCGGCGCGCATTTCCACGTTGCGGTTCAGCTGGCTGAGGATCACGACCGGCACCTGCAGTTCCTTGGCCAACAGTTTGAACTGGCGGCTGAAGTCGCTTACCTCCTGCTGACGGTTCTCGGTCATGCGCCCGCTGGACATGAGCTGCAGATAGTCGACGACCACGAGTTTCAGGTCTTTTGTCTCCTTCAACCTGCGGCATTTCGCTCGAATATCAGGGACCTTAAGATTCGCGGAATCATCGATATACAATGGCTTGTCCTTGAGCTTCTGCCAAAAACCGTTGACGGTTCGCCATCGTTCGTCGGTCATTTGAGACGGGTCGCGGAAAACATTCAACGGAATGTTCGTCTCGGCGGAGAACAGGCGTTGCGCGATTTCCTCACGGCTCATTTCCAGGCTGAAGACGACTGTGCATTGGTTGTCGTGAATGGCCGCATTCCGTGCGAAGTCCATTCCCAACGTGGACTTTCCCATGGCCGGGCGTCCGGCGACGACGATCATCTGCCCTGGTTGCAGACCGTGGGTCACGTCATCGATGTCCCTGAATCCGGTGTGGACTCCTTCGGTGATTTCCCCCTTCTGAATCTTGTCGAGATGGTCAAGCATATCGGTGGAAACCGTATAGATGTCCTTGTAATCGGTACTGGAATCGTCCTCGCCGATATGGAACGCCTCATCCAAGGCGTTGCCGATGATGCTGTCGGTGTCGGCATCGTTCGCATGACCCATTTGCGCTATGCGGGTGCCGATGGCGATGATGTCGCGTCGTTTCGCCGCGTCTTTGACCATGTCCGCGTAGATGCCGACATTCGACGTGGTCGGAGCATAATCGATGAGCTTGCCGACGTAGTTCAGGCCTCCAACATGATCAAGCATTTTCCGCTCGGTCAATGTCATGCAAAGCAGTGTGGTGTCAACGTCGCCATGTTGATCGGACAGGTCGCAGATCAGACGATAAATCGTTTTGTTGTTCGGCTGGTAGAAGTCGTTTTCCGTGATTTTCTGACGCGCCTCGTCAATGGCGGCACGGGATTGGAGCATCGCACCCAATACGGTGCGTTCCGCTTCATCCTTGTGTGGTAGTTCCTGGTTAAACGGATCGTTCATTGCTTGCTCGCCTCCTTGTCCTCGGCCAGTCGGATTTTCTTCGCCTGCTGCTCGAGGTATTTGATTTCTTCCTCGATGCGCTTCAGACGTGACGTTCGACTATCTACTGTGGATAATTCGTCCGGGTTTTCTTTCCACCGGGCGATACAGCGTTCGATGCGCTTGTACCCGATCACTTCGGGTCCTATCCCGTTGTCGCGGAAGATGTCGACGGGCCGGTCTCCCATGGCATAGCGTGCCGTCGCTTGCGTCCTGAAGGAGTTCGTGTAGTAGATTCGTCCGCCTTGCACTCTGCGCACGATTTCAGGCAGCGTACGAAGGTAATCGACGGTTTCCCGATCGAGCTTTTTCCCTGATGTCATTGCGTGTTAATCCTTTGGCGGTTCTGTTTGCAAGGAGAGGATTCGACGGTGATTCCAAGAGCTTTTCTTGTTCTTTGATTGTTGAGCGCGGCATACAGTTCGATGCGTTCGAAGGCGTTGAATTCTCCTCTCGCGTTCATTTCCAGCATGCGCAGAATGGATTGGATGCGGAGCTGTTCTGAGAATTCATGCAGCCCCTGCGCCGTCGTCCCCTCGGATTCCTGTGCCTCATGGCGTTCGGATGGATGGGTTGGCTGTTCTGATTTGAGACGCATGTTCAGGTATTCCATGGCCTCTTCCTCCGAGTCGAATTGACGGATCGCTACGGGTATGTGGTTCTCGCATTCGATGATTTCAAAGTGGGTTTGTTCTTCTGCCACTGATTGGTCCTTGATTGTGTTGTGCGATGGTTTCATCGATGAAGTCGCGTACGGAAATCAGGTCGCTGATGTCTGACACGGATGTTTTCGGAGTGTTCTCGTCGAGCTTTCCGCCCTGTGGTGTCACGTATGCGCTGAACCCGTTAAAGCTGGGAACCCTCAACAGGATCAGGGACCAGCGGCGATTGGTCCCGGGTATCTCCAGCCGGCATGATCCGTCGTCATTGTCGATGCGTAGCACCGTCATATCAGACCTTCATCTTGAGAATCCGGAACATGCTTGGCCTCGTTCGGTCGTGTTGCATGACATATCTTCGGACGGTGCGCATGGCTTGTCTTTTGCTCTCGAAAGAAGGCATGAGACTCCGATGCCAGGCGGGCTTCCAACCGTCAACTGATTTTTCTTGTATGAAAAAAATACTCATCGGTTTCCTTGTCGTTCTGAATTACGGTCTCTTATCGGCCCGCCATCGGCTGATATCCGTCGAGTTCTCGAAGCAGTTCCTCCTGCCAGTCCTTGTCATCAAGGGACTGCTTCTTCTCCTTTTCGAACCAGCAGGAAGAGCAGAGTCCGGTCTGTCTCTCATCTGCCGACAGGAGTGTTCCGCATCCTCGGCAGAAGTGGTTCAGGATTTTCGTTCGGAACCGCACTTCATTTCCTTTCGCGCATCGTTGAAGGCTTTGAACGCTTCGTTGATGTACCGGTTCTGATCTCGTTTCGGGAGTTGCCCGAAGTCGAGAATCTGACGGCCGCTACGACCTTCGACGAGCCGGTATAGGGCTTTCGCCGCGGCAAGAACCTCGGCGGTGGTGCCAAGATCCGCAGCGTCAACCGTTCTCTTGTGCAGCGGTCCAGGAATAGGCGGAGAGAGACGCAGTTGGTCGAAAATGTTGGTGACGGATTGCATTCTCTCCCCTCACAGTTCTTCATCATGGAATCGGAATGGAGCTTTCGAGGACAGATCCTTTGTCGTTGAATCGTTGACGTTTTCTCCCGTCTTGCCGATTAGCAGCGCAGGGCCGTTCATCCAACGCCCATCGGACTCGCGTATCTGCATGATCCAAAGCTCCTGACCGTTTTTCCACACGGTGTACAGGCCGTCTGACTTGTCCTCCCACAGTCCGGGGCGATCCGGAATTCGTGCGGGTGCCGGTCGCAAAGCATGGTCGAATGCGTCGTCATCAATCCGATAGGTGTTGGAGTCAATCAGGACTAGACAATGGCCGTCATCGGTGATTTCCTGTACTGGATATTTGTTCCCGTTCGTTTGCACGAAGACGTCTCTGGGTTGCACGCCGGTGATGTCTTCGATGATTTTGTATTCGGGTTCGTCGGGGAGCAGCTTGATGCTGACGGGTGCTTTCTGCCGGGTGAGTTCCATGAATCCGTCATGGCCTTCGTGGAACAGTTCACCGATGTCGAAGCCGTTGACAGTGTATTGCCGGGCTCCGAGCGTGTGTCCGATTCCGGGAGTGAGTCGGAATTCGAGGATCATGTCGCCGCCGTATGCGGAGACTCGTACCCGTCGGTTTCTGAGCTGGGCGAATGTCATGTTTCGCCAGAAGCGTTTGTCGTGTTCTTCCATTGGTTGTCGTTGTTTTCTTTCGATTTATGTGGACGTATTCAGTATAACAAGTAAAAGAGAATTAAGGGGAGGGGGTGAATCTTCGGAGTGTCGCGATATGCTGAACGCGTCCACATAAAAAAACAAAAGATACACACCGAGAAAACAGCGGAACCCCCAACGCAATTACCTCAGGGCCACCACAAGCGATGCCGAAGACGGCGATTGCGGTTCCCCCAAAACGACAAAACGTAATCGGTTGATATCAAAAAAAACAGGAGCCAACATGACCTTCACGGCAGAACCGAACATCGGATCGCACCTCGTCGAAGCGACACCACCAAACCTCTTGGAACACATCGACGAACACGTCAAATTTCTCCGGGAATGCAAAATCACCTTCACAGGAAGCATCGGAAGAGGGGACATCCCGTACACGAAAAGCGCGATGACATTGCTCAACAACATCGACGTGCTGATCGCCGGCGAGGAAGCCGACAAGGAAGTCCTCCGATTCAACAGCGGGGACATGATGGGCATGATACCGCCAGCCACCAAGCACTATAGGCCCGACCTCGACCTCAGGACCCAGAGTCTCATGGACGGCGGATACACCGAAGCGATGATCAATTCAGACAGGCAGATGTGGGGCGGCTCGCCCATCTCATTCCCGAACGGCCCGCAGTGGAACAAATAAGAACCACGACCGGCGGGCATGCCGAGTGACGACCCCAACGCCTCCAGCATGCCCGCCTTTTTTTGACCAACTTGGACGGCGCGTCGGCCGTCGAATCCGGATGCGAATCGGTGTGAATCGGAGGTTGTTTTTTCTGATGGCGAGGCATAAGTCTCACGAGGAGGAACCATTGGGTTGGAGTGTCGGTGATTTCGCTTTGTCGGATCCGGGGTGTCGACTGTATATCGACATGGCCCGGAATGCGTATGGGAAACTCGACCCGAAACTGGTGTCCTGCAGAATTCATTACCGGCTGCAGTGTCTGAACCTCAGTCCCAGGAAGAAAGGCCAGTAGGTCTTCGGTTCGACGGTGTAAAACAAGCATCTGCCTTACTGGGTATGTTGGCATGTCGCGTATGAAAAACCGTAAAATTGTTGGTATCAACCGAAAAAGCAAAAACAGGGGAAGAGTCGGGATGCTCAACAAAATACACAGGCTGAGAAGCGTCGGGATGGACAACGGCATAGCCACAGGATTCGGAATTCTTTACGTCGCGGAAGAGGCATACCCGCTCATCCCATACGTGCGCGGCAACGAACATCCGCTCGCATTCGGCAGGACGCCTCGACTCCTAAGCATCCTGTTCACGACATTCGTGAACACACAAAACGCGGATTACAACGGCAAGACCAGGACGCTGACCATCGGCAAGGACGTACGGCAAGTGGCCCGCAGAATGGGCATGCTGACGGGAGGCTGCGGCCGACAGAATACGGTCACCAGCATCATCGGCTATCAGGACATCACGTTCACTTCAAGGGACGGCAAAGAAATAAAACCGATCGAAGAGACGAACATCGTCCAAGGCGAAAGCTGGAACGAAAAAACCATTACCTTCACTTGGGAATACGTCCGATTGATGTCGCGCGAACCGAAGGAGATTCCTCTTTCCGCCGTCGTCGGAACCAGTGGCGGAAGCCTGTCCTTGGATCTGCTGGTGTTCGCGACGCTCTACTGTCCGGAGCAGAAGGAACTGTATATCAGTCGAAATAATCTATACAAGATCGTCCCCGGTACGAGCACGGAGACGGTGTCCACCAAGCACCTCACCGTCAGCCTCACAAAGCTCAACCAGATTCAGAAAATCTGGGTATTCTCGTTGACGAGGGCGGGCCTCGTGATCAGACCATACGGGATGCCGCCAAAGGCGGAGAACCGTGTGCAGCTCATCGCGGAATAATAAAAAACGGTTGGATACGGATCCATGTTCGTATCCAACCGTTCAAGCATCCCGAGATGCCGGCCGTCAGATTTTCAGCTTCTCAACCACACTGAGATCAACGCCGTCACCCCAGTGTTCAGCCACCGCATTGACATCCTTCATCGGCTCACCGGACGCGCGGCCGAAACCACGATCCGGTTCGGCGGCATTCAAAACAGCGAACAGAGTCTTGGACAGAGTCTTGTCTTCCATGAACGCGAAAGCAAGCCTCATCTTCAGGTCGGACGGTTGAGCGCCAGCCAGTTCCTTGACGAACTTGGAGAATTCGGCGACCCGCTTCCGCGTCTTGGTTTCCGTCAACACCTCAAGCAGAACCGGAGCGTCGGTCTTGCTGGTCTCGCACAGAATCTTGGCGATGTTCGCGGTACGGTCATCGGAAAGAACGTCGAGCATGTCCTTGATCTTCGCGTACGAGGCGGCTTCCAAATGAGGGAAGGACGAGTTTTTCTTCGCGGTCTTGCGCCGCGTGGTCTTGGCACCCTTGACGGAGGTTTCTTCCTCACGGTCGGGCGTTGTCTCATCGACGGAATCCGTCTCTTCCGGCTGGACGTCAGGCTGAGAATCCTCGCCCGATGCCGACCAGTTCTCAGAATCGTCCGCTTGCCCGGCTTCGTTCACCGGCTTGGAATCGTCGACCGGCGCCGGGGCTGGGGTCGGGGTGCCGAAATTGTTGTTCCATGGAAAATCTGCCATCGTTAACTCCCTTCGTCAAGGCAGGACCGTTCGAGTGAACCGTCTTCAACGACTGTATCCGAGCAAACAACGAATAACCGAAAAAATATTGAAATTAACCGTTTTGACTTCGGCGCGGCGTCGCGCGGCCGCCGTTTCTCATGCAAACTAGCGGACCAGAAAAATCACGGACAAAAACAAAAGAGCAGACAGGCAACCAAGAAAAGTCAGAAAAAAAGAAGAGAAGAAAAAATAAGAAAAAGACAATCCGAGAACAAGAGAAAGAAGCCAACCCGCAACACATCACACAAACACCAAGACACCATTACCACATCACAGCAGGGTAAAACCAGAGCAACGAACCGCAACATTGCCAACAAAGCAACGAACCTACGGAACGAAAACGCAACAAAGCAACGAACCGCAACAACCCATACATCAGCAAAGTCATCATCCTGAATGGTTAATTTCAACAAATATTCGGCACATAACAAGATATGACGTAATATCAAGAAATGAACAGACAGGACGATTGACGAACAAGCAACAAAAAACAAAAAACAGTCAATAAAACTAAATCAGTGTTGTTTCGTCAAAAATGGTCTCTTTCCGGAGCAAACCCCCGGAACAAGCAAAAAACAGTTCAAAGGAACTTGGAGAAAAGATGGCAAGTCTGATAATCGGACATGGAGGCATCCTCGACGTGCTGCGATCCAAGGTCCCCGAACAGCGTTGGAGGGTGCCCGCAGGAGAGGATTTCGCAGCCCAGGCAGACTTCCTGACAAGGCACCCGGTGCGTCCAGGCCGTCAGGGAATCGTGTTCACGAACCTCCCGGGAAACTGGATGCCGGTCGCCGATGCAGGCTGGACAATCTACTGGATCGACCGCGGACAGATACCCATCGGAGCGCAGGCCCTCCCCGAATATTTCATGGACCGAAGCATCACGGATTTCGTCCACGAGTTCTGGCGGATACAGACAATCGACAAGCGTCTGGTAGGCGATATCATCCTGAACAGGACCCGCCAGACGGCACCCATGATCATTGTCACATCGAACACTGGAGGCGTGGGAAAGACGGTTTCCTCACGCAGATTATGCGAGCGGGCAAGAGAAAAAGGACTACGCCCCCTCCTTATCGACGGCAACATGAGACAGTCATCGCAACGTTCCTTCTTCGACCCTGGGCAGCGTATGCCGGCGCGCACCATAGCCGACTGGCGTCCCGGCATGGCGGCACAATACGGCGCCAATTCGGGACGAATGTTCAACATCGGTTACGATGTTTCGTTCGCTCCACCGGCCGGTGCGATGGTGTCGTGGGACCACTACCGCGCATACATCGAGGAAGCACGCAAGCTCTGGGACTTCGTCGTCTTGGATCTCGACCGTATCAGCGCAGATGATCTGCAGGACAGCACCACAGCCGCCGGAGGAATGGTCGTCCCCTACGTTCTCGCCGGCGACCTTTGCCTGGTCATCGTCAAAGCCGGCGTGCAAACGCAAGGAGATGCGTTGAATCTGCTCAGCGCGTTTCCCCGTTACGGTTTGCCCCGAGAATGTATCGGAATAAAAGACACGGTCCCGGTCGGAATGACAGACTACCGGCCACTTGATTATTCAAGATACGGGATTTTTCTCGGAGTCGAGTACCAGACGGTCGAGGCCGGCAATCTGATCGCATCCGGTAAATCGAATTGGGCTGACTCGAATCTGGACTTGGCGAGAGAGCAGACCCTTGAATGGGTTCTGCCCGATAAAGGATTCGAACCGGCCAAGTTCGAAGTGAAAAAGAAAAAAGGGTGGTTCCATCGTGGTTGATCTCTCACTCACACCGAATCCCGATGACCGTGCTCTATGGCCGATGGGTAGCGACGCCGATTGGATTCGCGGAAGCGACGTGGCAAACAACGAACACCCCGGAGTGTTGGCGCAACGTCATCAGTGGATCGTCCCGAACCGATTGTTCGCGGAAAGCATGGTCAAGGCAAACAGTGAATTGGTTACGAGCATCATCGGCGCATTGCTTTCATGGAGGACATGCACCGTCGACCAGCTTCGGGCGGGACTCTCCGTGAAAGGAGCTCCCGAATTCCATCGCGACGAACCGAACCTGTACGGCGCGTTGTGTCGGCTGGGAGTCATCGACATCGGCTTCAGTCCTTACGAAAGATTTTCCGGGCAGATAATCCCGCAAACCTGGTTGTCGTTGAGCTCCGACAAGAAACTCATCCGAAACACGCTCGGCCTGTTTAATTCAGCAACTTGGCTTCGTAGAATGCTTTCGGACAAGCAGTTGATCGGAATGAGACGCCACGTGCGCCACAATACGTATGCGGCGCACGTCGGACTGCATCTCGGTGTCAATCCGGACATCAAACTCGTCGGCGGCGACGGTTGGGGAGCGTTCCGGCTCATCGACCCGCAGGCGGTCAGCGAAGCCGGACTGCCTCACAGCTGTTCGACGGACATCACCGCACTCGCATCGAACAACGTGCTTGCGGGAATCGAAGTGCAGGTCCACCCAAATAACATGAGCCAGAAAATCTCCAATTGGTCGAAGCTGCTCGCCTACTCGCCGATGCAACGACGTGGACTCATCTGTATCTGGCTGCTCATACGCGACACCAGCCAATGGCAGTACCCGGCATTGGGCAGCATCATCGAAACGGCAAGCCATGCCGACGAGATGTTGGTCGGCGACCCATCCGTGGCGTCGCGTATGGGATTCGCGTTATGGGACGACTGGTTCGACGAGCAAGGCAACCCGACCGGCGGGATTGGAACATACCGGGACATGCTGAACGTCGAACGCAGCATGTTCTCACCGGACTGGAGCCGATGCGCCCCATCAACAAAACCTGTGACGACAATCCGTGACTGGGGATGGACAGTCATGGATGAAACAATCAGACACCAATGGGGCTGGGATGTCAGTGGATGGCGGAAGCCGGAAGCATACCGGGGAGGATTCTACGGGTATATCGGAGGTGAAAGCGTTGAACTCTCTTCCTGAAAATTTCGCAACCAACCAGCAGCGTTTGGAGGAAGCCAAGACCGAACGCTACCGTGCATTGCAGAAGATACGGACGCTTTGCGAAACAGGACGCCGTTCGCTGGTGGTCCCGTTCCTCATGGTCAACCTGCAACGCAATCCGGCTTTGAAAAAAATACGACTCTGGCAATTGGATGCGATCATGTTCGACGTTTCCAAATACATTGCGGTGAAGACCATACGACGGATGAGGGAAACCATCGGCGACCAGAGCACCGTCAAGGACGGGTATGCGGATTTGGGATGGGCGTTGGCAGACAAGGATGCGACGGTCCGTATAACCACATGGCTATATCAACTGTTGGAAAGAGAGAAGCTGACCAAGTTCGACTTGCCGGAAGGATTCCCCTTGGCCATGCTCTACTCCACCGAACCGGCAACCGCAGAACAATCGAATTGACAGGAGGGCATCGGAATGAGAGAAAAAGAAAAAGCATGGTACGAGGTGACTCGCAGCATCAGCCAACTCGATGGCGACCAGTTGAGATCCATCGCGGATGATGTCCCAGGAAATCTGGAGGACTGCACGCTGCTGCTCGTCAGAGTGAGAAACGAGCCGGTCCGTGAATATGTGCATGGCGATGGCGAAGGCATACGCAAGGCGGGTGATCTCGCCGGCTTTTCCATCAGCCCACTGCCAGGGAACGGCGAACCCGAACTGCCGGAAGGAATCAGCAGATCAGCTCACTCTCTTGTGCCATGGCGGGCCCGCTTGAATTCAAAGGCGACGATGGAGAAGATGCGCACCGATTCCGCCGGCATTCGGAAAAGCGTCGAAGCATTGATGCCGGCAGACAGTTATGTCAGCGTAACGCTCCGCAGGCAAGGATATTTCGAACAGGCCCGAATTCGAGATTGGGTTGCCGACGAGCATTCCACCGTCGAGGACGGCAACGAATTTGTCGCCGCTCACACGCTCTGCGCGCGAGTCACCGCAGCATGCGCCGACAGCCGCCGGAACGCAGAACTCACACAACGGGCTGGACAGGCCATGTTCCCGCTGCTCTCCAACATGAGCAGTCATCCCAGCTACCCAAAGTTGGGCGGACTCATCGTGACCTTGGCTGTCACCCTGTTGACGATGGTATTGTCCGTCATCACTCCGATTCGTCTTGCCACATTCTTCTGGCTGGCGGGAACGGTAGCGGCGATGCTGCTGGTGCCTTGGGTTTTGAGTGGACTACTCTCCGCAAACGCGAAAGCCATGCTGAACGACGACAACAGCACTCGAATGTACTTCCGAGTACCGCCGCACTACAAATTCGCATGTCTTGGACTGTTGGCGTACTGCTCTTTGATGCTGTTGCCGATACCGTCATGGTTGTGGATCGTTCCTCTTGCCTTCACTGTTGCAGCTGGAATCAGATGGTGGAGGAACACTCTATGGGATGATATTCTCCAACGCCCACGCCGATACTGGTGGCTTCGCCGCAAACGCAAGGCGAATCTCAGTGACACCGAAACAAAACTCGGCATGAAAGACAAACGAGTGTATGCGACGGGATATGGCCCGCAACGCACCACTTTGGTCTTCAGCCCAATGACCACGACCACACTGTTCATGCCGGTGCAGAAATCCACGGCGGTGAAACAGGATCTTCACCCGGTGCCCGAACCATTGTCCCATGGAGGCGTCCTGATCGGATTGGACGATTCCGGACGTCCCGGATACTTGGATCCGACACAGCTCTATGGCGGAATCGCAATCAGCGGTGAAGCCGGATCAGGAAAAACCGTTCTGACCCACGGCATCAGCCAATGGGCCATCAGCCATCGCAATGATACCGGCCGTGACGTGTGGGGAACGGATTCACGACTCATCCACTTCTGGATGAAGGACGACACCGGAGTGGAAGTGCTGGACCGGTATCGGCAAACGCAGGGGATTGACTCCCATCCACGTGTCATATACCTCACCGACCCTTCCAGCATCGGTCTCGATTTGCTCGGAATGCAGGAGGGAAGGAACGCCCAGGAGACGGCGGAAAGCGTCGCCAAAACCATGAGATACGCATTCAATGCCGGCGACATTCAGAACGACTCCCAAAACATCATCACCCAATCCATGACCATCGGCGTGGCCGCAAGCCGATACGACCAACACAAGCCGGGGGACATCCTAAGAAGATGCAGACAACTCGAGCAACAGTATCCCGGGGCCGGTCAACTCAGGCAACAGCAGTCACCCATCGGCTGGGCCGTGGTCGCATTGTGTGGGTCGGATGGTCAAACCGGATCAGCCAGAGCGCTTGGACAGGTATGCAGGGCTCTCGCATTGGAGTTGAAGGACGATCCTCTCGGAATAGACATGACGTTGGCCGCGCGTGCCGCAGAACAACTGTACGGACGACCGGATCAGAAGGGGCAGGCGGCGCGAAGCGATCGTGAAATACTGCAGCGTACCAACGCCTCGGTGAACAAGGTCAACCAGTTCCTCGCCATCGAACACATGTTCACACCGCGACGCAGCACCGTCACATGGAAGTGGATATTGGATCACCCGGGCGACTATCACATCGTGCTCGCCCCGCACAATGGCCACTCGCTTCCCGAGCTCATGGACAAGATTCTGGGCTCGTGGCTCATGTACCGGTTCTGGAACACGGTGTTCGCACACTGCAAGGACTGGTTAACGCTTGGCAAACACACGATGCTCGTCTGCGACGAGCTGAGCCTGCTGGCGAACGGGTCGGACGACGTGTTGAAGAATCTTAGGGAGCAGGGGCGTTCGTTCGGATTGATTCTCGTGTTCGCCACCCAATACCCGACCCAGTTGTCCGACACGTTGTTGGATTCGTTCCTGGGGTACACGACGTTCATCAGCTACAACACGTCGATTCCGCGCATAGCCACGCTGACCGCGGCGCGTCTGACCGACAATGAGGGATTGGATGGGTGGACTGGAGGAGCGGTGACGAACCTCCCCAAATACCATGCCGCTGTAAGAACCAGAAACATGGAACAGATCCAGCCGGCATTCATCGTGAGCGTGAAAGACTTCGACGACGGTTATCGCCCCGGCGACAAGTAGGACCGCAAAAAAACATGCCAACCCATCCGGCTTCCATTGATGCCGGATGGGTTTTTCTTAATCTGTGTCCCCCGTGTTGTCTGAGAATGCAAGAAACTTTGTTAAAAACCGAAAACCTATCGTTATCAACCAATTCCGTTGATACACTCGGGAAACGCAGGAGGGTTCCTTCAAACCAAATTCGAAGGGAATCCAATAATGGGTAACACCATAGAAATCGCCGCTTCCAGCAATCTTGTCGGAAGCTATCACGCCATGTTCGACGGCATCCTCAACTCGACCGCCGGACAGCTCATCACCAAGGTGGGCGCCGCTGCCGCAGTGATCTTGGCCTTGGGGCTTATCCTGGGAGGAATCAGCAAGGCGATGGGGCGAAGCAACCAGCTGGTCTCCATGTTCTGTCCAAGCGTCACACGAGTCATCGTCGTTCTCGCCGTCATCTTCATCTTCGCTGGCCCGACCATAACCATTCCGGCATTGCTGACAGCTCTTGACTGGATCGTCAACGCCGTGGGCAGCCAGGGCAAAGACTACCTCGGAATCTGATCGGGGAACATATTCATGGGCGAGCAAAGACAATTGCATCCAAGGGAAACCATGGATGACATCACCGAGGTCTCATCCACCGCATCCATTGAACGTAAGAACACGTTCATGATCACGAAAAGCACGGAAGCCCGATCCAAGACCGTGTTCTCGACAATCATCGGCGGTGTTATAGGACTGTTGATCTGTCTTATGCTCGCCCCGATCATCGGCATCACATTCGGCGTGGTGTTCATTCTCATCGGCTTGGTCGCCGCGCCATTCCTCATGGTCGGCCAAGTCAAAGACCGGACCCAGCAGGTCCGATGGAAAAGACTTCTCAGGAGATTGCAGAGCCGGAACATCGCCGGAGAGGTTTTCTACCCCAATTCGAATCAGCCAGAGCGTCTAAGCAGTCTGAAGGAGATGTGGATACTGTGAGCGCTTCAACCCAGATGCAGCCCAGCCTCCCGGTCAGGATGAAAGCGCGACGGAACATGCTGTTCATTGTTCTGCTCGTCGTTCTGATGACAGTGGTCGTACTGCCCTCCCAAGCATTCGCCATGGTCGAAAACGATGGAGGCGCGAGCGCGCCGGCATGCGCTACGACCACAAGCACCCAAGTCGATTACACGACATGTCTTCCGTCCGGCCGATGGGGAAGCAATGTCGGCAGCATAACCAGCCGCATCGAACCATCGAGCGGCATCCTTGGTTTCATCTCCAACGTGCCCGCCCTGATCAGCCATACGACGAGGGACATCCTGCCGAACATGCTGATGCAGATCACACAGCTCTGCTGGTCATCCGCCCTTTCTCTAAGCCAGTTCGCGGCAAGCTTCACCCCATTGAAGACCGCCGGAGCGTCGGTCGACCACGCCACGGCGAAACTTATCGACAATGTCATGGCCGGTGGAATACCCGCGGCGTTGATGGTGACCGCCATCGTCGTATGGCTTCTCGCGGCGGGATTCGACATCGGGACCACGAAAGAGGCGAGCAAACGACTGCTTGCCACAGTGCTGTGCCTTGCGGCTCTCATCGTGTTGGGGACAGGAGCCTCGAAAACCGCGGAGAATGCGACCGAACCGGCGACAGGCAGCCCCTGGTGGGTTGTCAACACCATCAACGGCGCAGTCAACAAGCTCACCGTCGGACTTGATCTGGACGGGTTGAACGACGGCGAATCGAACATGATGGCGTTCAGCAACAAAGCACTCAACCGTAATACGAACTGCCAGGATTACCTGTATGCCATGCACCAGCAGTACGACACCGCGACCAGCGGCAACGGGGGAGACACATCCTCTATCACCAAGGCTGTGAACCGCATGTGGGAGGAAACAGCTCTCCGATCATGGGTGACGATGCAATGGGGTAATCCGTCAGCGGGGCCGAACACGCCATCAGGCGTGGCCGACAACGCACAGCAAGCATACTGCCATGTGCTTGACATGAACACGAACACCGATCCTGCGGTGCAAATGACATTGACGAATGCGGCAACCGGTTTGAGTATCGATTCCGACACAGCAGAATGGTTGTTCAGCGAACACGGTTGGATCGACCCTCAGGACAGTTCCGTCAATGACAAGGAAAAGGAGCAGAACGACCGGGATAAATATGTTCGACTGACCAGAGCGGGGATCTTTTGGGAGACCTGCGGTATCGACGGCAGTGGGAAGGTGTACGGCCGTGACGGCTGGAACATCCTCGTCAAAAACATGGGGGACAAGGATACAGGAGCCATCAAAAACGGGAAGCTCACCGTCAGATTGAAGAAAGATGGATTCAGCGACATCTCAGGCGGGAACGGGGCCCACTTCTACGGGGACGATGACAAGATAGACCAGAACATACTCCAATTGTGCAATGTGGCTTTGGGCACAAAGCAATTCAAAGGCGACCAGTATCAGGCCTTCCACAACGACAATGACTTCCGTGATTCGAGCGGCAACGTCCAGAACACGAACATCGCCGATGCCGCGAACCTGGGCTGGCGTTTCGATATCCCCAACGTCGGCGGAACCTGGCGTGAAGCCAACCTTGGTAACACGCAGGATTCTTCGACCGGACAAGGAGCGATGCGAATCACCCTGGACAACCTGTACGGCAATTCAGCGCCTGACAATCTGGGTGCATTCGGATCCGTGCTCGGTGGCATCTGCAACATGATCGTCTGGGGATTACTCAGCGTCATCCTCATCATGACCAAGCTCATGCTCGTCCTGATGGTGCTGTTCCTCGTCGTAGCATTCCTCGTGAGAGCTTTCCCCATAGGCGAAGCTCCGAAGAACGTGTTGAAGAACTGGGTGAAATACACGTGCAACCTGAGCATGACCGGCGGATTGTATTCGGCTTTGGGAGCCATCGCCACATTCATCTGCCAGCTCACATTGAAATTCTGTTCCGAAATGAGCAGCAGCTTCATGTACAACGTGATCAGCGGTTTCAGTCCGGTGCTTGCAATCGCGGCCATCAGCCTGTTCTGCACCAGCGTGCTCAAAGTCGGCAACCCGTTCAGTTTCAAAGCGATGATGGGAATCGCCACCGGTGGAGCCATGGCAGGCGGAGTACTGGCCGGCCTCAGGAGAATCGGCGGAGGAATAGGCAGCGGTCTCCTCATGAGACGGCTCCTCACAAGCCGAAACCACGGCGGCATGTCCAGTCGCAACGCCGGACCGCGCCACAGGATGTTCGGTCCCACCGCCGGCGAAAGCAAACTCGACTCCATGCTCGATTCGGAGAGGAAGAATCTTGACCTCGACGGCGGCGGCCGCAACCTGTACGGACGCAACACGAAAGAATACGATGCGATCACAGCCCGCGGAGCAGACTCCCTCAGTTATAGATGGGGGCGCATGAACGAAGGCACCGTACGCGGGTCCCTCGCAGGAGTCGCCGCACGTTTCACCAACCGAGCCGACAGAGCTCAGGCGTTCATGACGGGCGGCATGTCCTACGATGATCGCGTCAAGAACTATATGGCCCGCCATCCCGGCGCATCGCTCGGCCGCGCCCGTACCATGGCAAAAGGTGCAAGCCTGCTTAATCAGACCGCACGCGGCCTGGGCGGAGGAGCTATGCTGTTGGGCGCGACAGGCAAGGCAGCCCTAGGTGTCATGCAATCCCAACCGTTGCGTGACGTGGTCAAGCGTGGCGCCAAAGTCGCGGCGACCGGTATCGCCGCTGCCGCACTCACATCCAACCCGATCACACTGCCGGCAGGTGCAGTCGCATTGGGTAAGCTCGCCACCAACCGTGACCTCTGGCATGGAGCCAAGGTCGGAATCGGCGCACTGGGAGCCAGAGCGGAGAAGAGCCGCAACGAAATCCTAAGCCTGGGCAACAGGCCCACGACGGTCATGACTCCGATTGCTCCGGTCGAAGACAATCCGTTCGATCTCGATGAATCATTGAACGAGATGCACTCCGAGGACGGAAGTCTCAACTCCGATGGAGACAAGGCGTTCGGGGTGGTGGAGAACAGCATGATGCACAACTTCCGGCAACAGGGCCACATGAGCGAGCAGGAAGCCGCCGACGCATTGGAGAGCGCGCGTATCACGGGAGAGGTCAAGGAAGCAGCGGCGAAATACCATGCGAACCTCAACGCGCCGAAGAACCCACCTCGCCAGAAAACGTCTGATGAGTTCGAAACGGATGGAGATGCATTCTGATGGACACCGGCACTGTTACTCAGACGGCTGGGCAGGGAGCCGCCGATTTTCTCACCGTCCTGTTCGCTTGGATGTTCACGCCAACGGGAGCCGTGCTGACCCTGCTCCTGTTGGCGGTCGGCGGCGGCAGCGTCTTCATGAAGATCATGGGACGTTCGATGAGAATGTTGTCCGTTGCGGCGAGGATATGCGCGGGCCTGTTCTTCGTGTGGGTCATCAGCGGCGTCCTGGAGGCGATGGGCATTCCCATCCGTGAATGGATGCAGGGGATCGCTAGTCAGCTCCCGGATTTGGGCGTGTTGCTCAAAGCGTTTTTGGAGAGGCTGTTGTTTACGGCATCCTAAAATTTTCGCAAAGAACTGTGGGAATGCGGGAATGGTTTGGCAGATGAATGCGGAAGTGTTTTTTCTGCCTGATCATTCCCGCATTGTGTTGTTTTCCTGTTGATTGGGAGAGCTGGTTCCACAAAAAAATGCGCCTCTGCTACACTGAATGTGGCCACATAAAAAAAGCGCGTCCCACGCCTCCACCTTGGCGGCGGAAAACGTGAACAGAGGAGAAAACAGCATGCTGAAAAGCACGATTCTTGTCGCGGTCGCCGACATCAAAGGCGGCGTCGGAAAAACGACGACAGCCATGCTTATCGCCGGATGCCTCGCCCGACGCGGCGAACACGTCACGGTTCTGGACGCCGACAACACCGGTGGTGCGACGCTCTGGGACGAATACGTGCGAATTGAGGACGATCGTCGTCGCAAAGAAGACGAAGCCAACGGGACTCCGCACAAACCCTACAAGCTGGGTTTCGACGTGATCCAAACCAATGACGTGATCCTCGGAATGCCCGACAGGATTCGCGAACGCTACAAAGGATGGGTCATCATCGACACGCCTCCATCCGATGCGGGAACGGTGCAGACGGCACTCCAGGCGGCCGACGTGTCAATCATCCCCTGCCAGCCGTCCATCAGCGATTTGAGCCATGCAGGGAAAACCTATGCGGCCGCCAGAAACGGCATCATCCTGCTCACGCGAGTGAAAGCGCGAACCAAACTCGCGCGTGACGCAGTGAAACAATTGGATGAGCTGGAGGCAACACGATTCGAAACGGTCATCCACGAGAGGGAAGCCATCAAGAATCTGTACGGAACCAACCAGATAGACAACAGGGATTACGCTTCCGTCACCCAAGAGCTCATTGACCTCGTCAAACAGTTCGGCATCGAGTAGGAGTTGAAACATGGTAAAGAATATCAACAGCGCTTTCGGACGCGGCCTGCAGGACACTCGCGACATGGGGCGTCGGCCTCTCCTATCCGAACCCCCCGAACCGAAGATGACGGTCGAGGCTCCCGAGCAGAAAGCAGTCTCTGAAGCAATCCCGGAAGATCATGAGACGAAAACGAATGAAGCATCCGGGAGGGCCGGCCGGAGGAAGCCCGTGTATTCGTTCGACCGGAGGCTCGGCACGAACCTGACGGATGAAAACTATCTCGCGCTGCGAATCAAGTCGGTCGAGACGAACATGACCACGCAGGCTCTTCTTAACGCTGCGGTGGAACAATGCTTCGTCAACGGAGGACTTGACATGGAGCTGGCCAGAAAATACGCGCAGACCCGCTGACACAAAAAGAGACTCGGCAGTATCCGAGTCTCTTTTTTTCTTTTCCCGACTTCCACCGCTTTCACGCTGAGACTCCGGATAGTCTGACACTAGATAACACGTTCAGATTCTCAAGGAGACGAAGTGGCACGAAAAGCATCCGTTGAATCTCCAATGGACATCACCGAAGACAAACGGAAGAACGAAGTCGAACTGACGGCAATCAAACGCGCCATGCGAAACACCCGCTGGTGGAAAGTTTTCATCACCGTGTTCATGATCGCCGGAATCGTCGCTCCCGTCATCAGCATTCACGCAATCAGCACGCTGCAGGACATGGGTTCCATGTTGAGCGCGAAATACAAGGAGATCAGCGTAGACAAACCAGGGAAACAGGCAGCCTTGGCGTCCGTCAACAAATGGTTGGACACAAACAAAGGACCATTCCGTTACGGGACCACGAACCTGTTATGGGATTCGGCGACAAAAGTCGGATCCAGTGACGAGGACACCGGAACAGGAAAGGAACATACCGACTGGTGGAGCCACCAGTTCTCCCTGACCGACCTGTCCGACGGATCCACCCGCGACGTAACCCAGCTCATTTCATGGAAGAACAACGTGGCCACCGCCGTGGGAGAGCCAACAGTGCTGCCGTTGAAAGCAAGCGGCGCTGGCGGAGCCCAATCCTATACGCCATCCGGATACTCTCGCATCGACCAGGCGTCCAGCTTCCAGAACGTCGTCAACGCTTGGGCGAAAGCCTACATCGGGAAAGACAGCAACGCGTTCACCGTGCTGGTCGGGGATCCGAACAGCGAGCACGCCTACCAGCCAGCAGCCATCGGAACATTCAAAAACGTGAGCATCAACTGGCTTGTGGAGTGCGACAAGAACGGGCAATCCGTACCAAAGGAACAATCCAGTGACACGCCTCCCTATGCTGCGGCGTCGATCAGCATCACATTCGAACCGTATGCCGCGATGCAAGACAGTTCCGATAAGGGAAGCGACACGTCATCTTCGGACAACACCGGCGGCTCGACCGTCAAGACGAACATCACCGTACTGGTCAAGAACCCTACATCCGGCAACGCGAAGATCATCGACTGGGGAGCGGATGGCAGCGTCAGGACGTTGAGCCCCTATGCGAACGCACTGAGCAAAAGCGACGTGACCTCGGCGAACTCCGACGACGAGACCGGCGGCACCGATTCCGCCGGGACCACATCGCAGGACACCCAGTCCGACGATTCCACTGCCGACGGTTCCAAGGCATCATCGGGCAACGGCACGTCGGACAACACCTCAGACGGCACATCGTCGGACGGTACGGCATCCGACAGCCAAAACAACTAAGGAGACCATCATGGCCAATGACAAGAAACCGGAACTTCCCCCATTTGCGGAATTCGTCAACAGCAACGCCGACCTGTTCGGAGCGATCATCGTCATCCTATTCGGCATCGCGGTCGTCTGGACCATCATCAGCGGACTGTTCTAGAAGAGGAAACCGTCGTGGCATCGAGAAAAAACAAGACCGGCATAACCGTCGCCGGCATCCTTGGCGGCTTGGCCATCGTGCTCATAACCATCATCGTCATCATCCAAACCGGAGTATGGGCCACGGTCGCCCCACAATTCGGGTTGCCTGCAATAACCAGCATCAGTCAGATACTTCCGGGCGAAGACTCCATGCAGAAAACAAACATCGGCTTGGGGTTGAAAAAACCGGACCTGTCGAAAATCGAAGGCCAGATCAAAGACGGTCTGGCCTCCTCGGGGAACACCGGAGAAAAGGATTCCACGAACACGGATATGGGAGCGAGCGGACTGCCAGCTTCCGCGGCAAGCCCCATGAGCGTGTCCGAAGCCATCACAGCCGCCCGGAACCTCCCGACCGAAACACCCCATACGAAGGGCTACAATCGCGCCGAGGATTTCGGGGACTGGCAGAACAGCGACCAGCTTTGCGGATACGGAACCACCCGCGACTACATTCTCAACCGTGACCTGACCAATCCGGTCATGGACTCCAATTGCAAGGTGCAATCCGGGACACTGCATGACCCCTATACGGGCCAGACCATCAACTTCCGGAAGAGCGTCGTGAAGAATGGGAAGACCGTCAGCGGAGACAGCACCGCAGTGCAGATCGACCATGTGGTCGCCTTGAACGACGCATGGGCCTCCGGCCTGTGGAAGAACTCAAGGAAAAACGATCGCGTGAAATACGCAAACGATCCGGACGTGCTGCTTGCCAGCCAAGGGGATGCCAACAATGCGAAAAGCGAGGGCATCAACCTGTACGGGAGCGGTGTCCCCAAGAAGTCCGTCGGACGATGGGCCGCATCCACCCCATCCGTCTGGCTGCCAAGCAACAGCGGCTACCAGTGCTCCTACATAGCCAAGCGCGTCTACATCAAAGACAAGTATGGACTTTCCATGAGCAGCTGGGAGAAAAGCGAGACGATTGGATTCCTGCAGCAATGCCAGGCGAAAGAAAATTAAGCCATTCCGAAGAAAACTAGGAATTATCTGATTGTTTCAATATATTGCCTGTTGTTTCGGAAACACTACGGTAGGTTGAGATATCAGGATGAGGGCCTACGTTCTCTCGACCCGAATCCTCTCGGTGGTAATCCTGTTTTTCCTCGGATTCTCCTATGGTGCGGCTTCCCCTTGTGGACTTTTTGGGTGAGCCGCACCTTCTCTTTTTTCTGAAACAATTCTGTTATGCCTGTTAAACTGAATATATCTACATAAAGTATGGAACAGCAAGGAGATCCATTGTCTGAAGACAAGACCGAAAAACTCGGCGACTTTATGCGCCGCGTAAAAGACGACACGGTGCTCAACCTGTACTTCGTCACGGAGACCGGGTCGAAAAGAATACCGACGCCACTGTTCGGCAACCCCACTGCGGAACAGCTGAGGGACAACAGGTACCTGCAATCCCAGGTGATCGCATCCCGCAAGCACTATTGCAATGAGGTGATCAGCAGCGGATGGACCGTCCACGTGGATACCAAGTTCGATCAGGAGGCTTTCGAGAATGCCTAAAGTGGATAGAGGCTGGAGAATCTGCGGACGTCAGTTCGGCTTTCTCGGCACCAGGCGCCTGCCTTAAACCGTGAATATCTTTCATTGGGATTTTCTTCTACGATATATGCATGTTATACTGAATATATCCACATAGAGAATTGAAGGAAGACCCACCAATGAGCCACGCAGCCAACACAAGCATCCAAGACATCCAAAACGGAATAGGAGACTTCGTGCTCCGTCCCGAAGCAGACCGCAACAGCCTCGACGGCTATATGAAACTACCCGAACAAAACCGTCTCAACACCTGCTCCCATGGATGTCTCATCGAACAAGGCGTGAAATCACACATGACCTACCACGATGACGGCAGCGGAGACTGGACACTCTGCAAAGACGACCCGGACTATGGGCAGTATGTCGCAGCAGGCAATCCAACGAGCGTTCCCGCGAATCCCGTCATCTGAATAGAAAGAACGAAATCATGTCCATTAAGTCAGCGCAAGCGAAACAACAGCTCAGAAACAGCGATGGCACATTCGCCAACGAGAACAAGAATGCGGGATTTCCCTCCAACGACATGATTCAGCGTGCCTCCAAATTGTTAGCGAAAAGCTCGGCGACCGTTGATGAGCCGATCATCAAGCCCTCCGTGAAGTCGGAAGGCTACATGGGATCCACCGCCATCACCGGCGGCAAATACGATGCCAGTCGCAGTCCGGCGGAAAACGCGAAACTCATGCGCGCGGACATCAAAGCATTGCAGAAGAACGGTCAACTTCCAAAAGATTGGAAGATCGGAGTCCGAACAAGTACAGGTTCCGCAAGTTGGAGAGCCCGATTCACCATCCAACTGCCGGAAGGCGAATCCTCCACATACGTGCCGACCCACGCCGAATATATGGCTGCGGATTCCGAAGACCGGATCATCGGTCCGGAACACAGGGCCGGACGAGGAATCATCGAAGCTCATGGAGGAAGCGCCTCCTCCGACGAATGGGATGAAACAGCACGGCGAATCAACCAGAAAATCCAGAACAACGAACAGCTGACCGTAGAAGAGCAAGCCTGCGTCATCGAAACTCCAAAAGTCCGCAACGCAAAGAAACTCTGCCAGCAGGTCGGCGACCAGTACACGTATCAGAACAACAACGCCATGGTCGACTACTTCGACACGGACGGATACGTCACCGTGCAAGCCGTGACCGGAATCAAGAAACCAGAAAACATTGACATCCTCCCCCGCATGAATGCGGGGGATTCCCGAATCTCACGGTTCGGGTTTCTGTTCGATACGACAAAACAAGAAGGGAGGGGACGCTAATGCGAGACCTTGGTTCCGGTTCTGCCGTCCTTGCAGACGCTAACCGCAAGCCCTGCGGCGAGGATGTTTTTGGCTGCGTTCAAGTCACGGTCGTGGCTTGTCCCGCAGTCCGGGCACGTCCATGCCCTGACTTTGAGGCCGGGCATGCCCTTCGGCCCGGTCTTCGCCCCGCAGTGGGAGCAGATTTGCGTGCTCGGATAATACCTGTCGATGGTTATGAGCTGTCGCCCGTACCATTCGGCCTTGTATTCGAGCATTCGACGGAACTCCGACCATCCGGCGTCCATGATGCTCCTGTTCAGCCCGTTTTTCGCGGACTGGCCGTTGGGGAGCCAATGGTTCGGATTGTCCGGGTCGGGTTTCGGCGCGCATCTTTTGGCCATGTTCTTCACGTTGAGGTCTTCGAGTACCACCGTTTGGTTCTCGCGGATTATCCTCGTGCTCAACTTGTGGAGGAAGTCACGGCGCATGTCCGTGATTCTGGCGTAGGTGCGGGCCACCTTGAGGGCGGCTTTCCGACGATTGTTGCTGCCTTTGGTTTTGCGGGACAGCGTCCGTTGCTCCCGTTCCAACCGTTCGGCGAGTTTCTTGTAGTGGCGTGGGTTCGCTATGGTCTCGCCGTCGCTGGTGACGGCGTAGCTGTCCACGCCCAAGTCGATTCCGATGGCGTTGTTCTTCTTGGGGAGTCGCTTGATGTTCTCTTCGACGAGGATGCTGACGTGCCATCGTCCGGCAGCGTCCAAGCTTACGGTCACGGTGCTCGGCTCCGTCTTGCGGGGCAGCGTTCTGGACCATCGTATCGGCAATGGTCCGCGCATCTTGGCGAGCGTGAGTTCGCTGCGCTTGGCATCCCATTTGAACGCGCTTCGAGTGTATTCGGCGCTTCCGCCGTGGGATTTGGCCTTGAACCTCGGATAGTCGCCGGTCTGCTTGAAGAAGTTGGAGAACGCCGTCTGCAAATGCCTCAACGCCTGTTGCAGCGGCACGCAGGACACTTCGTTCATATACGAGTATTCAGCCGTTTTCTTCCATTGGGTGAGCATGGCGCTGGTCTGGACGTAGGTGATGCTCCTGCGCTCCGCCGTCCATGCGACGGAACGGGCTTCCAACGCGAGATTGTAGACCTTTCGGCAGCAGCCGACCGTGCGCCTGAGCAGTTGTTCTTGCTCGGGCGTCGGGTAGAAGCGGAACCTGTACGCCCGCTTGCATGCATGCCTTCTGACCATGTTTCACATTATATCATATCAATCTGTGAAAGGAGGACGGTTTTGCTTCCTCCCCGCCCTAAAGGACGGGGTCTCCGCAAACCAAAAACGATGACACGGCCCCGAAGCCACTGCAAGGCTTTACAGTCACCGCGCCCGTTCAGATTCTGGAACACAACACCGGATGCTGGTGGGAGAGAACAATCACGGCACGAATCAGAGACGGCTCAACCATTCCCGTCGTGTTGGATCACGTGTATTGGAATTGGATCACCGGCACACCCATGCACATTCATCTCGACGGCATTCAACGCATCCGGGTCATCGAAGACAAGCATCATCAAAGAGAGGAAAACAATTGAGCGTGAACCAACCGTTGACGGACAGCGAAGCCAGGAACATCTTCATAAACGGCGCGGAGGACTTCTATTCACTGTCGGCAAACCCGCAATTCTCCAACGTAGCCGAACTGTTTGACGCCTGGCTTACCGAGCATGATCGCCAACTGCTGGCCAAAACGGAAACCGAAGCAGGGAAACGAATCTCCAGCGAACTCAAACTCGAACATGCAAGCGACGCCCACGCCCGAACGGACCCATCCCGCGCATACATTCAAGGATGCAAGGCCGCGAGAAGCCTGCTCGAGGACGCCATCCGAGACATGACGCAAGAACAGGGGACGCTATGAGTTTCACCGAGAAGAAATTCGTCGCAATCCACTGCGACGAATGCGATGAACAATACGACCCCGAAGACGGCAGCGCTTATTACACAGACAAAGACGACGCAGACGATGACGCCAGTTCCGACGGATGGCAATTGGAGGGAGACGAAAACCACTACTGTCCGCAACACTGGCATCTGACCTGCAGCAAATGCGGGAAAACAGCAATGGGAAACCATGACGAACTCATTGAAAACGGATGGGACTGCGCCACAGACGAGTGGCTGTGCCCGGAATGTCATTAAGGAGAAAATTTGAGCAAATTCTACGAACCATTAAAAACAATCGTCGAAAAGGATGATTGGAAGATTGTCGAGGAGAACGAACACACTCTGGCCTGTTCCTGTAACGGGTTGAACGGTTGGGCTATCAGCGGCATGAGTGTGGTGGAATATTCGCAACGACGTTTGGCTTTCTTCCGGGACAATAGGCTGATCGGTGAAATCAAACTGTATGACCTTGACCTGGCGGGACGAGTCGTTGATGAATACATGACCGGCGGGTTCACTCCGACCATGTTCATTTCCTTGGATACGACGATGGAACAGTGGTGCCAGCAAATCGAAGACGCCTATGCAGGAGTGCTGACTGGACTTGAAGAGGAGGAAGATGCTGATGCCGGAAGCCAATGAGAGCATTGCACCTTTCACTCTGCTGGGTGGAATCCTGTATCTAAACGAGTTCGAACTGTTGCCGGGACTGTCGGCTGACGCTTGCCGGAATATCGGACGACTGCGGCGTAAAGCCGTATCCGCTCATCTGGTAGGTGACAGGAAAACGGTTGTCTCCTGTGCCAGACAGATCAACCGTGTGGTCGAAGCAGACAAGCGACGCCGAGAACGACTCTCCTCCAAGAAAGGTCGGCCGACACCGAAACAGAAACCGGCACAAAAGAAGAAGAACACTGGTTCCGGATACGATGCCGAATACCGGCGCTTCAGGGAACAGTTCATGCGTGATGTGACCGATCCGAAGAAAATCCGTGAAGCAGACCGTCTCGCATTCTTCAGTGGCACGCAAATCATTCTTGAAAACTAGCAAAAGGAAAGAATCTTGAAACATCCAATCCTTATCAGCCTCAGCATCATGCTGGCCGCAATCATCGCAGTCGCCTTCCATCTGGCAAAAGACCCTGTCTGATCATGCCCCGATATCATAGTCGAGCCGAACGAGCAGCCGACCTGCTCCAGTCGCGTCGTTCCACGGTGGAGTCCGTCGCCAAGCAGACCGGTTTGCCCGTCGATATCGTTCGCCAGATCAACGAGCCTATCGCCAAACGTCTGGCGGAGCAGGATGCGGTGGATGCCGCGGAACGTAGCATGAGGAAAGCCGAAGCGAAGATAATGCGCGAACAGTATCCGTGCCCGCTTTGCTCCACTGGTCATGCGGAACCGCATGACTGCGACACGTTCCTTCCCCTCGGGTTCATACACGGTGGCGAACGTGACGGACAAATGGACGGCTTCTGGTGCCACCCGTACTTCTGCTCCTGTTCGAACCAACGGTGCATCGCCTGTAATATTTTCCCCAGCAAAAGCAGAGAGGAAGCCGTCGAACGGTTCTGCGCCGGAGACTTCGCCCACGAAGACGATTTCATCGAACTGAAAACCGGCAAACGTTACCACTATTCGCAATACGGTATCGAACAGCAGATCCTCCGGTACCTAGCACATTGGAGCGCGGAGCAGGTCAAAAGGCTCGGCTTCGACTCGAAGCTCGTGGACACCCTGGCCATGCAACGGACATTGGATCGCATGGGCGACAAATACGTTGACGTGTTCGACACGACGCTACTATGCCCTAACTGCGGGATGAAAGGCGAATATCGGAAAGCCGTCAGCCCGATCACTCATACGAAAACATGGTGGCGGGTCGGCTGCCCATACTGCAAAACCCGCACCAGATACTCGTTTCCCTCTCAGAGAGAAGCTGCGGAAAAATTCGAATCCGCCCAACTGGATACCAAACCATCAATCCTTAACGAAAAGAGCAAATTATGAACTACCGTGAGGCTGAAGCCGTCACGGTTTCCTGCTTCGCCGAACGCATGGAGAACATACGCAGATTGTCCACGTATGACTCCGATGTGTTCTCCACAGGCTTGTATTCCCCTCGTTCCAAGGGTATTTTGTCCGAATATTTGGATTGTCCCAGCCAGACCATGGTCTGAGCGGCTTTGACGTCTCTTGGGGCCGTATATCCACAGTCGGCGCACTTGTATATGCGCCGTTCCAGCGGGATTCTGGTTTTCGTCCCGCAGACGGGGCACAGTTGCGTGGTCGGCTCCCACTTGGAGAGCACCACCACCTGTCCCGCGTGGCGGGTCAGTCTGTTTTTGACGCGGCCGAGGATGCTGTGCTGTATTTTTCGGCCATAACGGCGGTGCCATGCTTTGACCTGTTCGTCCTGCATGAAGATGGTCTCATTGCGCAGTAGTTCCGCCGCTGTCTTGTTGGCGGCATCGTTCAGCCGATTCTGCTGTTTCGTATATGCCCGACGGATTCTCATGCGATTGCGTTGCCGGTTGTTCGACCCCTTCTTCTTGCGGTTCAGTTTTCGCTGTTCCCGTTTGAGGCGGTCGGTTTCTTCAACCATGACGTCGTATTCCGTTCCGTCCGAACATGTGATGGCGGTCTTCACGCCCATGTCCAGTCCGATGATGGTGTTCTTCACCGGCGCTAGTCTCTTGGCTTCACGTCGCTTGCGGTGTTCCTCCTTGTCCATGTAGCAGGTGACATGCAGATGCCACCCGTCCGCTTCGCTGGTGAGAACGGCCTTTGCCTGTTCCCATCCCTCCAATTGTCCGACGCCGCGCACCCGGACCCAGCCGGGGATGTTCTGTATCCTCGCCTTCTGTCCGCGTATGCGGTACGTGGTCTCCGGTTGTGGGAGTCCGAGCGACTTGACCTCGCTCGTGAACCCGACCGTTCCGGTCTTGCGGCCTTGTTTCTTGAGGGTTGCGAGTGTTTTGATGTTGGATCGGATGGTCTTGACGAGGGACTGCTTCATCTGGGAGCCGAGCACGCGGTATTCGCGTTCGTCCATCGTGTCGTCCTTGGTTTTCACGAGGACGTTTTTTCTTGGCTTGTAGGAGAACGGGTCTCCGCTGGCGATGCATTCGTTCCATAGCCATTTGGCTTCCAAGAACACGCGAACCAGTGCCTCGCGTTGGGTGCTGGAGAGTTTGTTGCCCACTATTTTCAGGTCGAACGTGGAACAGGTCTGGGTTTTCCTCTTGGCTTTGGTCGCCTTGATGGATTCCTTGATTCTTCGGTTCTTGTCCAGTCTCGCCTCTTCGGAGGTTCTGCGTGGCGAGCCGATGAGACTGACCGTCATGCTAACACCTCCGAATCTGCTAAACTGTTGTTAGCATGATTATAGCATAGAGGTGTGCGACATGGAACCCGACGAATACAAGCCAAAGGCTTCCGCGAAAGTGCGGACCAGATACCATATCGTGCTGGTCACGAAATACCGCAAACACGCTCTCGCAGGAATAGAGGCGGACGTGCTCGACAGCATCCGCGACGCCGAACGACGCTCACGGTTCGCAATCCATCGAATCAACACGGGCGACGGCAACCACGTGCATATGCTCGTCAGCATCCCACCCGACATGACCATCAGCGGGACAGTCAGCCGAATCAAACAGTTCACCACACGTGAACTGTGGAGCAAGCACCCCGATCATCTCAAACGCTACTACTGGGGAAAGCGCCACAAGCTATGGTCCGCCGGATACTATTGCGAAACCGTGGGAAGGAACAGCGAAAGCATAGTCGAACGCTACATAGACAACCAAAGACAAGCGGAGGCGATTCATCCGCGACACTGAAGATGACGAGGCTTTCTCGCCAAAACAAAAACGGTAATGGCAAGCAACTTCTACAAGGCGGGTGCGGCTGCGATGACCTCGAACAAGGACGATTGGGAGACCGTTGTAGATGACTTTGTTTTAGCTTGTCGCTAGAGCGAAGTCATCTACAACGGTAATCTTGCCGGACTCGGGGTAGGCCGCAAAGCATGTGGACATGGGTGCCCGCGACACTGAGCCTGACCGCCTGATTAGGCGTTGAGCGGTGTGCCGCAGTTCGGGCAGAAGTTGGTTTGTCCGTCCAATGGCTGACCGCATTCGGGGCAGTTGTTCGTTATTGCCGGCTGGGGGATAGGGGCTGGAACGGGTGATGTCACAGGCATCGGCACAGTGTTCGTCACCGACGCTGCTGGCGCAGGAGCCTGTTGTTTGACTGCCGAGGTGAACAGTCTGACGACACGTGGCGGAATATTGTCCACCGGCAGCAGGCTCAGGGATTGGATTTCCGCAACCAACTGTCCAGGCGTCACGACACGAACATTGCCCGGCCAGACGGCTTCGCTGACATCCGGGTTGCCGTTATGTCCGCCCGGTACCATGCAGACCATCCATTGGGCCGCCACGTGATAGGTTTCGAGCGTGGACGCCCAATTATCGCGTTGGGTTGCCATGTTCTCGCTCATCTTGACCACGGGTGTTCCATCCGAGCCTTTGACGAGGGCTCGACGGCTGATGCTCATGCGCACCAGGTTTCGTGGATCCAAGTTCACGTATTTGGTGTCGCTGCCGCCCTTGTAGTTCTTCGCGTCCACGAACCAGGCATGCACCTGCTGTTGCGGGTCTATGCCGACCAGCACGCAGTCGATGTCCGCGTTGATGGGCTGGCGGTTCTCGTTGAGCCCGTACAGGGACCAGAAGGAGATGACGTTGAGCCGCATGTAGGCGATGATTCTGGCCAATGCGGATTCGCCCTGCTGGCCGGCCTGTACGGCCGTGTTTCCGAAAGCGGAATAGTCCAAGCCGGAACCCGGATCGCCGTACAGTTTCCCGAGCTGGCGTTCCTGTTGCAGGTTCGCGTTGAGACTGGCCTCATACAACGGGTCGGGGGAGCCGCCGTTGTCGTGGTCTATCACGAACCAGCCATAATAGGAGTCCTCGTTGCTCATGGCGGCCACCAGCCCGTATCGGGGTGCAAGACGGTTCAGCTCCGTCTGCGTGTCCATAATGAGGGAATTGCTTGTCGGCTGTGGTTCGCCATCGTCAAGACTCAGGATGCCGCGCAAAACGGCACCTCCGATAAGCGCGATAACCACACCTATCATGAGCTGGACGAACCCCAGTCCATTCGTCGCAGTCGATTCACCAGTACCGGCGAATGGCCGTATCGCATAATCAATACCCAGCGACATGACGATCGCGGATATTAATCCCCCCACGCCCGTATAGATTCTGTCCCGCATGGTCTTGCAGAAAACCACGCGGACTATCACTGCACTGATGCCTACCATCATGGCGATGATTCCGATACCATTGAGGTCTTGCAGGAACGGGTCCAGATGTCCCATGATTTATCTCTCCTCAGCTATGCAATGGCTGGCTATATTCCAAAATCCGACGGTAGTCCTCCAAAAGGAATACCGTGACATCCATCTCACAGGACATCTGATAGATCTCGCCATCATATTCCCGTTCGGCCTGCACATAGTCCGCCGGGTCGATCAGAAACATGGCGGTTTCACGGCGCACACGCCATTCGGCATGGCTTTTCCCGTATTCCGCATGCGAATCATCGGCGTGCAGCCAGTGGAACAATTCATGGGTGAGAGAGCATCGTTTCTGCACGTCGGTCATGTGCTCGTCGATGATTATGGTCTGGACAGCCTCACAGTAGAGGCCTGAAGTGTCATCATCAAGCGTAGCTTCGATGACGTGGACTGGCTGGGTTTCCACGGCATCGAGCATCTGTTCATAGGTCATGCCACGGTTGATGGGCATGTGGCGGTCGAATGGTGCGGCCGTCAGCACGGTTGAATATCCTCCTATCGAATCGGTTCGAGAAGAGGATACTCTGACAGAACGGGGGCAAGCAGTCGTCACTAGCGGCCGTCACCGCCTTCCATTTCCGCGAGCTTATGCGGATCCTTGTTCGCCGCTAGGGACACGTCGCCCCTACGTAGTTTCTCCAAAACGATCCGCTTACGCTCTTCATCGGATAGAGACGAGGGTTTAACCGAACGTGCACGAGGAACAGGACCCGTGCCTCTCTTATCGGAGGTAACGCCCGTATCGACTGATGTGTCATGGGGAAGTCCGGAGACCGGAATGGAAGAGGATGGCCCATCAATAATCTGAACGACGTTGTCCCCATCCATGATGGCTACGAACTGACGGGCAAGCAGCCCGGGCCCGTTTTCCTCGGCAGCTCGTTTTCGGGCTAGGTTTCCGATCAATTCGATGGCATTGTCAAAATCAATGAGAGGTGCAATGGCATCAAGGTCATCCATCGTCCATGCAGCTTTTCCGCGCAATCGGACGGATACGTAGGATTGGCTCGTCTTCTCGCCCAAGGCCGAAGCAATCTGCTTTTGGGTCAGACTCTTTGCCCGCCGACGTTCTTCAACGAACTCCGCTATGAGCTTGGTGCTTTCCCCGGTCTTCTTAAGTCTGTCATTCCGTACCATGTTGTCATTCTATCTCTTGAGAGAACTTTTTTCATGCTATAAAACACGCCGTATCTCCATAGAGATTGACACCATTCCAATCAACCCCTAATATCTCCCATGAGATACGAAAGGTTTTTTATCACATGTCATCAAACGAAATCATCTCCCAAGCGATTCTTGCTCGCATGGCAACCCAGAACTACCAGGTGAAACAACTCGCCAAAGATCTAGGAACCACGCGAGAGGCAACGGGCCGCAGACTCAACCAGCACACCATATGGGACAGCAACGAACTCGACATCGTAGGCAAGGCACTGGGGCTAACGGACATGTTCGGCCTCTGCGATTATGCAAGAGCCCTCGCCGAGATGAACAAGAACGTTCCCCTATCCAAGACCGTCTGACCGGGTTCTTCGGAAGAAAAGAGAGCCATGCGCATCAGGAGCATCAAGCCGGAGTTCTGGCGCAGCCGGGATATAGCGAATCTCAATTGGGACGCCAGACTGGTTTTCATAGGTCTATGGAGTTACGTGGATGATAACGGGGTCGGCAAGGATATCGACTACGACATCATCGGAGACCTGTTCGCGGCTGATCTCATCAAAGATCCTCGCGAGACTGTCGCGAGAGTGTCGCGAGCCCTCGCGAGTCTTTCTGAAGCTGGATTGATATATCGCTACGAGTTCGACGGCACCCCATATCTGGAGATTGTGACATGGTCAAGGCACCAGAGAATCGATAAGCCAGGCAAGCCGAGGTATCCGTCTCATAAGATGGCAGAACCCAATGATTCCAACGGTTCAGACCCAGATTCGCGAGACTGTCGCGAGAGTGTCGCGAGACCCCATCGAGATTTCCACGCCCGGAACAGGGGAACAGGGGAACAGGGGAACAGAGGAACGGAGGATATTTACTCCTCTCTATCCCCTCAAAATCCAGAATCGGAGAAAAACGAAAAATCGGCGGACAAGTCCGCCTCAGAGCTTGAAAACGAGAATGCTTCTTTCGAAGCTTCTCGGAGTTCCAGCAGGGTCGAGGAAACCTCTCCGGTTCAGAAGAAACCTTCCGCGGTTTCTTCGAAGAAGAGAAAAGTTCCGAAAAAAGAGAAGAAGCCCGCAAGCCGTCAGACCGCATTGGCTCCCGACTGGAAGCCCTCGCCCGAGCTGCGCATCGCCACGGCCAAGGCGGGGGTCAACCTGATCCGCGAAGTCACCCTGTTCGTCGCCTACTACACGCAGGAGAAACCCGAATACCGCAGCGCCAACTGGGATATCACCTACAGGCGTTGGCTCGAACGGGACATTCAAAACCTGAAAATGGGGCGCGACCCCAACAACATCGCGCTACACCCGGAGAACCTACCGGCGAACGGCAGGCTACCGAAGAGCGTGCAAAACGACATGCATAATGCGGAAGTCCAAGCGCGTGCCGCCGCCTGGGATGAAGCCCATCCGCGAGAGGAGGAATTCGATGAACTTTAACGAAGCTCTGCAGGTGCTGCGCCGCATCAACGTGCATCACGGCAACGCGCCAATCAGCGACGCTCAAGCCCAATGCTTCTACGAGGAACTGGCCCGATCGGTGTCGTTCGACGAGGCCAACGCCGCAGTCCGGGAATTCTACGCATTGCATCCTCACGGCGAATGGATGACCGTCGGCGACATCAACCTCGCCGTGAGAAGGAAACGACGACAGTCGATGCCATCGGAGGCGACCATCACCCGGCTGATGGAGGAGAACCAGATTTCCGACCCCGACGAGATGTGGCAGTTCCGACGCTCTCTGCTCAAATCATTGGGCCGTGGCCGCCCCGCCACGCAGGCGGTGCAGCGTGCGTTGGAATTGTCCCGTCACCCGATGCTGGGCGGCCCGAGGGACGGGGCGACGAAAAGCCTGCCGCAGACACGGCCGGGGGGAAACCCCGATCCACGCGATCCGGCCCCGGTCACGACCGTCGTCCAAAGCATCATCGGCGGACTCTCGGCTCGGCCGCATCGGGCGGAATAGCCCCCCCGGACATCGCAAGAACATCGAATCAAAAAAACGCCATCAGAAAAAACCGATTGGAGAAAAAAACAAATGGCAGACATCACCACACAAACAATCCGAGACACCTTCTTGGACAACCTTCCCGAAAACGTGACGCGCGAGGAGGGGGAGGAGTTCTGGAACGCATGGCTGGACAGGCAGCGCGAAGGGCATGAACCGGACATGCCGACACCTCCGGTCGGATTCCAGTACGCACCGGGCGAAGTGGACGAATTCGACTACGGCGAACCGGACTTGGAAGACGAGCAGCTGACTGAGGACCAGAAGCGAGACATGCTGGGACTGGTGCATGATTATGCGATGAACACGTCGGAACTGGCACGCACCATGCTGGACTGCCAGCATTTCGACGACCCGCAGGTCCGGGAGCTCGTACGTCAGACGTTCAAGGATCTCGAATGCGCCGGAAGCCACGTGTCTGATGCTTTGAAGCTGATGGGTTGGACCGCGGACGATGCGACGGTTGGCTGAAGTTTCTTCCGTTGCCGTCGATGCCGGGCCATGCGGCAACGGAAGAAAATCGGTTATTTTCAATAAAAAACCGGTTAATTACAAACCCTGAGGTTACAGTGGGAACTGTTTGAGAAAACTCAGGCAAGGAGAACCCTCGAAATGACCAAACGTAACAGCAGCGGTCTGCGCAATGCGGGCACCATCGCCACCGTCGCGGCATTGACCCTCGGCATGGCGGGGCCCGGCGTCATGACGGCCACCGCCGACGAAAACACCGCGAACGGCAACACCGGCACCAGCGCCGCCCAAGCCACGCAGGAAGTCAAATACACGACCACCGTGGCAGGCACGCCAGTCGACTTCACGAAGGACGGCAAAGGCGATTACACGGCAACCGTCCCCAAGGTCAAAGGCAAGTTCCAAAACCAGGTGATCGTGTCCGGCACAGACAAGTCCCAGATCACTCTGACCACCAGCCAGAAACCTACGGACGGGAAAATCAGCGGCCCCGTCGTCTACACCAACGCCGACGATTCCGCGCCCAAGTTCACGCTGACCGTCACGGATTATGAAATCGTCGAAGACCAAGCGGCCCAATGGAACGCCACCGTTGAAGGCGAGACATACCCTCTCGACGTGAACGGTGACACCGCATCCAAGGACCTGCCCGAAGTCGCCTCCTATCCGGGCGACATCACCGTCACCGACGGGACAACCACCATCACGCTGACACCCGAGTGCCAGAACGTCACCGTGAAATCCGGCGACAAGCTGGGCCAGCTGAACGTATCCGGCACCGCCGTCTACAAGCATGCCGCCGACGCGACGAAGAACACTCCGGCATTCAACGTGACACTGCCGTTCGCCTACACCTCGGGCACCCCGGTGACCGTGGACGGCACCGAAACGGAACTCACCAAGTCTGATGACGGAAAATACCATGCGGATTACGCCGGTCCGACATTGGACGAATCCAACAAGCCCAGCACGGACACGGTGACCCTCACCGGCATCAAGACCACACTGCCCATCCAATGGGGCAAAGACGTGCAGGTTGTCGATAAGGGAACCGGCGACACCGCCAGCAAGTTCGTACGCCTCACCGGAACAGCTTCCGGCGAAGTCACCATCCAGGATGACGCCAGCAGGGAAAACGTCACCGTGCCGGTGGAAGTGGATGTCACCGCGGATCGAGCCCAGGACAAGAGCTTTACCGGCCTGACCGTGACCCGCACCAACGCCAAAGGCGAAACCACCGTATACGACGGGGCCAAAGACTTCAATGCGAAATTCAACCCCAGCACCCATGAATACACGCTGACCCTACCGGCCGATGCGGTCGGCGACAGCTACACGCTGGGCCTCACCCACGGTGTCGACGCCCAGGCATCCAAGCCGACGCTCGCGCTCGGAGAGGGAGCCTCCCGCGTGCTCAAGGTGAACGTGAACGGAGCCGACTACACGGTTAACGTGAAATTCCAGCCGGCCGACCTGAAAGCAGATTCCCCTGCGAAACTCACCGGACTGTACGTGAACAAGACCGGCGAGAACACGAAGGGCCAGCTCATCGACAACTGGGATCCGAACCGGCTCGACTACGTGCTCGCACTGGGGGAGAAGGATCCAAGCCCGTATGTGCTGCCCGAAGCGCCTGACGGAGTCACCATCAAGGGCGGCAACATCACGCAGAACGCGCAATCCACCCGCCAGGAATGGATCGTCACCGACACCGCAACCGGCGTAAGCCGCACCTACAGCCTGACAGTGACCAGGCCGGTGAAAACCGCCGTCACCGAATTCAAGCCGGCAGACCCAGCGAAGCAGGATTCCACGGTGGACCCGGAAAGCCAGCAGGACACCAATCTTGCATCGCACGGCTACACCGGCAAGGACGGCAAATACGTCGTATCAGACAAGGGTTCCTACGAGATTCCCGAGGGTGGAACATTCGCCTATGAGCCGAAGAACGGGCAATCCGCGACCGTCACCGTCGCACATGAGGGCATGACCTACACGTACACGGTCAACGTGCTCGCGCCGGACGGTTCGACCTTCGCGCAACACACGTACACCGTCACCTACATCACGGCGGCCACGCACAAGGCGCAGCTCACAGGCATCCTCGTGGACGGTACGGCCGTCAAGGGCTTCGACCCGGCCAGACACGAGTACAACGCATCCGTGAACGATCCGGACGAATGGATGGTCTCCCCGCAGTACGACAAGGCAAGCGGCATGACCGTCAGCACCGAGAAGAAGGGTGCGGACGCCACCATTACTGTCACATCCGGTGACGGATTGGTCAAGACCACCTACAAGGTGCATGTCACCCGCAAACCATTCGGCGGCAACGGGAACAATGCGCTCGGACTCGCCTCCACGGGCGTCGGCGGCGGAACCGTAGCGTTCCTGTCGATGGCGTTGATGGCTATGGGAGCGGTTCTCGGACTCGTTGCACGTCGGCGCCAGCGCGGACGCAGCTTCTAATAGCAACGGCTTGCGACCTGATGCGGTCGCAAGCCTTCCATTATTTTTTCTGACTCGGCGTGAAATGTCGGGCAAAAAACAAGAAAAGGAAAGAACATGATGAAACAAAAACGGATTGTCGCCGTAGCGCTTGGCCTGGCCCTGTCCGTAAGCCCCATGATCGTGTTGCCCACCGCTTTCGCGGATCAGGTATCGGGGAACCCGTCCTCGTCGATTTCGGCCCGTTCGACGGCTCCGAATCCGCTCGACAAGTTCAACACCGAAGAGAAGGCGTTCCTCAACAATCACAAGGACAAGATCGCATCCGCCCTGGGCATCGACGGGTTCGACCCATCCACCACCGACTATTACGGCGTCAAGGAATCGGCACTCGACACGGTCGCAGGCAAGATCCCCACCTCGAACACGGGACTGCTGAAGCCGATGGGCGCGCCGCTCGAGATCGACACGAACGCCACCGGCTGGCTCGTCGACGGAAAGATCGCGAAGGACAAGCCGTCCTCCGGCGACATGGCATACCGGGTCACGATCAAGGGCAAGAGCGGCGGCACCGTCGCATACACACTGCACACCGCCTCACAGGATGCGAGCAGCAAAGCCGATCCGGGCGAGCTGAAGGGCGTGACCGCCACCGCCAATGGCACCGCCGTCACGGACTTCAATCCGGTGAAGGACGGCACATACACCGTGCCCGACGACGCGGAGGTGAAGATCGGCGACGTGCCCGACGGATGGAAGCTCGACCATAAGACGGATTCGAAGACCGGCACGCTCACCTTCACCTGCACGAAGGATGATGTGACCGTCACCTGGACGTTCAAGTACGATGACGGAACCACCACGCCGAGCACCGGGGACAAGGCCGATCCAAGCGAACTGGCGGGGGTGACCGCCACCGCCGACGGGAAACCGGTCGACGGGTTCGACCCGACGAAGACCGGCACATGGACCGTTCCCGACGGCGCGGAGGTGAAACTCTCCGGCCTGCCCGACGGTTGGGCGAGCTATAAGAATCTTGACGCGAAACCCGGCACTCTGTCCTACGACATCAAGAAGGGCGACGTCACCGTCGTCACGTGGACGTTCACATACGATTCCGCGACCGATCCGGACAAGCCCGTCACGGGCGTGGACGCGTTGAAGGGCGTGGCGGCCACCGTTGACGGGAAACCGCTCCCGAGCTTCGACCCGACGAAATCCGGCACCTACAAGGTCGCCACGGGCGCCGAGGTGAAGATCTCGAACGTCCCGTCCGATTGGAAGCTTGACAAGACCGCATCCGACTCGAAGCTGGTGTTCGCCGCTTCCAAGGACGGCACGACCGTCACCTGGACGTTCGAATACCAAGGCAAGGATGATGGCGGAGCCACCACCAACCCTGGTGACAATGCCGGAAACAAAAGCCAGAACAACAATGACGGCACGACTTCCAAGCCGCCGGTGAACGGCGCGAACCCGCTCGCCTCCACCGGCGTGGGAATCGGCTGGGTTGGCTGGCTCATCGGCATTCTCGCCATCATCGGCGGAGCATTGGGAATCACGGTCGCTGTCCGCAAGCCGAAGGGCAAGGCCACGGACGAGACCCCGGCCCCGGAAGCCGATGACAGCGAAGCGTCATCCGATCAGCCGCTAAACTCCTGACCACCCATCGAAGGTTTGGCAGGAGAGGCAAACACCCTCCCCTGTCAAACCCCACGTTGAATCTTGATGCCATGCGGGACCCTCCTGCAAACCGGCTCCTATAGCATGACATCAACAAGGGATGCCGAAAGGCATCCCTTTTTTTGAAGCGAAGATACGCCTCTTCGGAACAGGGGACGTCCAGTCTCTTGGATCCGAAGTCCACGGGCTTCCTCAGCTTTCCGCAATCCTAAAGCTCGATGTCCTGGGCGAGCATGGTGGCCGCGTCGTTTTTGTGTTCGACCCACCATGCCGCGTCGTTCATCCTCAGCACCTGTTTGCGTAGTTCGGCGAACGCGTCACGGTCCTCGATGCGCGCGTGGCGGGCGAGCACGTCGACCTGGCTGAGGGTGCGGCGTCGTATCGGCTCCGAGCAGCTCGCCAGGGAAGGCAAACTTGCCGACTATGTGAACGCCGCATGAGAACAACAGGTCTCGAACCGTGGGGGGGGGCGGCGCGATCCACGTATGGAACACGTCACCCCATCCGAAAAGGAAACAGGAAGGAAAAGAATCAGCAGGGAACGGGATCGCTGCCAAGCACACCGCAAAAACTATCTTCATACCATCCACCGTCTCCACCGTTGGAGCCACCGTTGCCGCCGCCCTGGGACGGCTGCGGCGTGGGCTGCGGCTGTGGTGTGGGTGTATATCCGCCACCGGTGGATTGCTGCGGCGTGTACGCGTATCCGCCCTGGGGTTGCGTGTAGCCGCCACCGGTGTATCCGGTGTATCCTCCGGTTGTTCCGCCCGTGTAGGAGCCGCTGTTATCCGTCTGCGTCTGGGCGGCATTGTCGGCCGCCTGTTTCGCCTTCTCGGCCCTGGCCTTCGCGTCCGCGTCGGATTTCGCCTTGATGGAGTCGTTGACCGCCTTCACCGCATCCGAGATCGCCTTCCCGTCCTTCGATTTGATGGCGTTCTCCAATGCGGCGCGAACCTTGTCGTCCTTCACCCTGCCCTTCGAATCATTCAGGATCCTGGTCGCGTCGGCGATGGTCTTGTCGGTCTTCGAGGCGTTGACCGCATCCGCCTTGCCCCTGACCAGGTTCACGGTCTTCGCATATGCGGTCGCAAGACCATCGATCTCCTTCGTCGTCGCCTCGATATCGGCCCGATTGCCGGAGGGACATTCCGGAACGGTCGTCTTCGTCTTCTCGGCGGCCTTCACGGTCGAGGCCAACGTCCCGACCGTTTTCGCGTCCTTGACCTCCGAATCCTTGACCTTGATTGCGGTCTGCAGGGCGTCCGACTTCAGGTATTCCGTCAGCTTCTTCTGCGCCTTCACCGCCTTGTCGTATGAGGTGGCGCATTCCTCTGAAGCCGCCGTCAACTGATTATGGTTCCAATACAGGTATCCACCGGTGCCGACAGCCGCCAAAACAACGACGGCAGTACTCCCCGCAATCAACGGAACCAGCCACTTCGGACGCTTACGATCTGGAGGCAGGGGGACTTCGAATTCCGTCACCGGCTCAACCGGTGGCGTGACGTTCATGTTCATAGGTTCTTCTTTCTCATTCATTTGTCTTTTCCTTATACTATGTCGTTGTCTGTCAGGCTGAACCGTGCTTCCAATACACGGTCGCCGATAGGCCTTGTTTCGTGGACAATTTCAGAGTGCATCCAATGATATGCGCTTGCAAGCGCAACGGTAAGGTGGCCGCTCACAAAAAATATCGGTCAATTTCAATAAAAAACCGGTTAATTACAAGATTTGCCGTTATGGTAAAAACCGCAAGAGTCCAGTGAACATCACTGGCGACAAAATATCCTTCCTATCAGAGGAGACGATATGGGGAGAAACAACAATCCCACTCGCGGTTCCACAATCCGACATGTGGCCCGCACGATCGCCGCGGGCGTCGCGGCAGCCGCCACCCTGGCGGCGGGCATGCTCGTAGCGGGCACGGCGGACGCGGCCGACATGCGCGATCCGTTTGAGCGCTCCATCCAGAACGGCAACCCGGGCCTGTGGGCGAACCTGGGCACGATCACGTTCAGCAACGGACACAAGTACGAGGACATGGAGCAGTCGCTCGGCGTGGTCGACAGGGTCAACGGGAAGAACGTGTACTGCATCCAGGCCGACACGCTCTACACGGGCACGGCGGGCACGTGGGGCGAGTGGACCGACGCGAAGACGAAACCGGACGCGCAGCGGCTCGCCTGGCTGGCCGACAGGTACAACGGGAACACGGACGACCTCACGCAGGCCGCGATCGCGGGCCTCATCCACCAGAAGCTCGACCCGATAGGCCCCGAATACCTGCAGAATGTCCAACGCCTCGGCTGGAAGGACGGAACCAGCTGGGACACGTACACGAAGAAGATGAACGAGTTGTGGAATGAGGCGGTCGCCAACACGCCCACGAACCTCGACATGAAATACCAGTACACCATCGGCAAACGCAAAGGCACCATCAACGTCGGCATCCAGAACGGGAACGGAGCCAACATCGTGGGCGCCCAGTACACGGCGACCCTGAACGGCCCGGCCGTGTTCGACCAGACCGGCAAGAACACCATCAGCGGCACCACCACCGGCTCCGATCAGCATATTGCATGGACCGCGACCGGCAACGGCAAGGTGACTTATAAGATTAGCCGCAAGATCCCGAAGGCCGCCAAACTGGAATCCCCGAACCAGAACCTGATGAGCCCGACCGACCCCCAGACCGTGTCGGAGAACATCCAGTTCGAGGTGCTAAACAACTTCAAGCCAACCATCGAATCCAACCAGACCGATCATCGCATCGAATACGGGCATGCGCCCGAAGACGATCTGACCTGGCATGTGGATCCGTCCGGTGGCGACTGGATTGAAGGCGCGACCATCAAGAGCACCGGCACCCTCTACTACTTCACGAAGAAGCCGGTCGAAGGTCAGACGACCGTCAAGGATGGGGTGAAGGCCGCGACCGCGACCGTCATCGGCGACAAGGATGGCGCCACCAATCATGTGGACGCCACCTCCATCACCATGGACCCCGACTTCGTGAAGGCCCACAAGGGAGCCACCCCGTCGAGCCTGCCGGACACCGGCTGGTACACGTGGGTGTGGCAGATCACGCCCGACATGCAGGACGCCAACATGAAGCAGTACCTGTCCACGGACTACGACTGGTCTGACAACGTGCTGGAAGCGGAATCCACTCAGCATGTGCGCAACATGCAGCCGACCATCAAGTCGAGTGTGAGCGACGCCTACAAGAATGATCAGAGCACGGTGACCGGCGCCGACGGCACCGAACGTCCGAGCGTGCAAATCGGTTCCGCTCAGGCATCCGACAAGACCGATGTCGTCTACCTTGAAAAGGGCAGCGTCATCCGTGATAAGGTCACGCTGGGCGTGACCGACGTGAACGGTGACGGCAAGGTCGACACCCAGGACTGGCTGCACACCAAGGACGGTCAGGGCGAAGGCAAGGAAACGGAAGACAACCAGATCACGCTTACCGTGAATGGCGCCATCTACGGTGGTATGACCCGCGAACAGGCCGAACAGGCTCAGAAGGATACCGCCGCAGGCAAGACCGTCGAACTGCCCAAGCAGGCCGTGAAGCTCGCCACCGCGACGTTCACCACGAACAAGGCCGGCGACTACCTGATTTCCAGCAGTGACGAGGACAAGCCTGTCGCCCAATGGAAGGCCGAGGATGGTGTGGATCTGACGAACCTGCCATCCGGATACGCCACGTTCGTGTTCGACATCGCGAACAAGGATCAGGACACGGAAAGCCAGACCGGTATCAAACCGTCCAAGGACTATCCGTTCGCCAAGGATGTTCATGAGGCTCCGTTCACTGCGGATGAGACCGTCATGTTCCGCCTCACCCCGAAGCTCGACTCCACAGTGTCCAGCAAGGAAGTCAAGGCGGGGGAGACCACCATCGACAAGCTCGTCGTCGCCAAGACCAACGAAAAGGACGTGTGGCCCACCTACCCGGAGACCAACGTCACCGAAGGCGAGACCGCGAAGAGCACCCCGCTCAGCCTCGACTTCCACGGCGTCCTCTACAAGGTGAGTGACGACCCGTCCTCCGCGATCGAGGAAACCGACACCGTGCCCGAAAACGCGGTGAAGGTTCACGAGGCTGACATCAAGGACGTCACCAAGTTCGGCACCTACACGACCGACTCGTTCACGTTGACTGACACCGGCACCTACGCTTGGCATTGGGTCATGACCCCGAGTCTGACCGGCGACCAGAACCATAATCCGCTCACCGCCCTCGCATGGCGTCAGCTCACCCACGGCAGGGTGCAGCACGCTTTCGGCCTCGCATCCGAAATCGTGCGCGTCCAAGGCAAGAAGCCCGACGTGCCGAAGTGCGAGGTGTCCACCAAGTCGCAGGGTGAGGTCACGTTCGAGAACGGTAAGGCCGACCTGCACGACGAGCTCCTGCTCAAGAACTGCGAGCAGGCAGCCAAGGCCGAATTCGAACTGTGGAAGCAGGCCAACGGAGACCAGTCGGGAGACGTGCTCATCACCGTCACCGGTAAGGTCGATGCCGTGGACGGAGCCCACTCGCCGACCGTGACCGTGCATGAAACCGGCACCTACTACTGGCGTGAGAAGGTGTACGACAAGTCCGGCAAGCTTATCTCCTACGGTGACGCGCGCAAGTCGAACGAGACTGTGCTCGTCAAGGAGAAGGGTCTCGCCTCCACTGGTGTCGGCACCCCGATGCTCCTGTGGGCCGGGGGCCTCGCCGGAGCTGGTATCGCTCTCGCTCTGGCTGGTTCGAGGAAGCGTATCCGCCTGTAAGACGGTCACGCTGATCGGATAGAAACCTTGATGGGCTCATTCCGCCGCAGTGGAGTGAGCCCATCCTGCTAAAAGGGGTATGTCGGATTGGTGTCAGGTTTTTCTCCTCTGTCCTGATGCTTATCCGACATGCCTTTTCTTCGTATATGCTTGTTATACTGAATATGTTCACATAGAAAAATAAGGAGACCAGGAACCCATGGCAGGAGAGCCGACACTCACACTCGTAGGCAATATCACCGCAAACCCCGAGCAGAGGGGAGACACGGTCACTTTCACCATCGCGCACAATACGCGTCGACGTGACCGTAACGGGCAGACAGTGGATGGGGATGCCGTATTCATGCGGTGCGCCGCATTCGGAGACCTTGCCCAGAACATCATGCGCTCCTGCTATAAGGGCATGCGCGTGGTAGCCACCGGATACATGAAAACCAACAGCTGGACCGACAAGAACACCGGCCAACAGCGCAGCAATCTTGAAATGATCGTCACCGACCTTGGCCCCAGCCTCCGGTTCGGCGTCACGCAATTCCAGAAGACCAGCGGCCAACAGTCCAACGGCAACGGCTACCGGCAGAACAATTACGGCGGCGGATACCAGCAGCCGAACAACGGCTATCAGCAAGGCGCATACAACAACTACCAGCAGCAGGGTTACGGCCAACAGGCTCCCGCACAGACACCGGCGCAACCTGCGGCACCCTCACAGCCCGCGATGGATCCGTGGGCTACGACCACGCCAGCCAGCACGGATTCGAACGGCGACGGCGCCGACCCGGAATTCTAAACGGTTCCGACATTGATCGAGCTGGAAGATTTAGGCGACGACCTCCGCCTATACAAGGGGGATTGTCGCCGACTCATCGCCTCCTTACCGGACAACAGCGTGGATGCGGTCGTCACCGACCCACCGTATGAGATTGGTTTCATGAACCGGGGATTCGACCGGACCGGCATCGCGTTCGACGTGGATCTGTGGCGCGGCATCCTGCGCGTTCTGAAGCCGGGCGGGCATGTTGCCGCGTTCGCCGCGAGCCGCACGTACCATCGGCTCGCCGGCGCGATCGAGGATGCGGGCTTCGAAATCCGCGACCAGGTCGACTGGGTGTACGCAAGCGGCATGCCGCATGGTTCAGACGCAGCCATACTCATCGACCGGGAGCGTCGCGAGGACCTGGAGCCGACCCGCCGCGTCTGCCGGTTCATCCGCGCCGCGATGGACGCGAAAGGCCTAGCGTCGAAAGACCTGGCGTCCGCATTCGACTGCAATCCGCGTCTGATCGACCATTGGGCGGCGCGCGACACGGACTCGCAGCCGAGCCTTCCCTCCGTCGCCCAATGGTCGCGACTGAAAACACTGCTCGACCTGGACGATGCGATGGACGGCGAAGTCGAACGGCTGAACGTACGCAAAGGCCAACCGTCCGACACGTTCAAACAGCTGCCGGTCATAGGCGAGCACGCCTCGGAGACCGGGGGAGTGCCGGGAGAACGATTCCAGGCACACGACAATCTCATCCGCGAACCATCCGACACTGCCAAGCCGTTCAAGGGCTGGTACAGCCAGTTGAAGCCCGCGCACGAGCCGATCTGCCTGGCCCGCAAGCCGTTGGACGGGAATCTCGCCCACAATCTGTTCGAATACGGGACGGGCGCACTGCATATCGACGCATGCCGCGTCCCGTTCCGCAACACGGCGGACGAGGCGGAGTCGAAGGGCAAGAACCAGCATGGACGGTTCGGCTCCGGGCCGAGAGACAACCATGTATATGGTGCGGACAAAGCGGATCGCACCGACTACACGGCCGAAGCCCGGTTCGCGCCGAACATGCTGTTCGACCAATCCACGGCCAAGGAACTCGACCGACAGTCCGGCATCACCGTCAGTCGAAAAGGCAAACCACGCGCAAGCACGAAACCCGGTGACGGTTGGGGCATGACCCATACGGGTGCCGAATATGACGATATGGGCGGCGCGAGTCGATTCTACCCGGTTTTCAGGTATTGTCCGAAAGCCTCACCGTCCGAACGGCCGAAAGTCGACGGCATCCTCCATCCGACGGTCAAACCGGTCGAACTCATGCGCTGGCTTGTCCGTCTCATCACTCCGGAAGGTGGCCTCGTATTGGAGCCGTTCGCCGGCAGCGGCACCACATTGGAGGCATGCCTGCTGGAACACATGCAATGCACGGCAAGCGAACTCGACCCCGACTATATCAAGCTGATCCACGCACGGCTCAGCAAACCAATACAAAACGAACTTTTCTAGGAGGTATTATTCTAAATCCTCTTTTAGCCGATAATGTACATTATGTCAGAAAAGATAATTCTCAATAATTGGAAAACGCAAATGAACGCATACGAATGGCGGAAAAAACCTTTTCAGCCACCCCGACCCACCCCTACCGAAAAAAACATCAGACGAATCGAACCCGCTGACAGCATCCAACAAATCAGAAACGATTATCGGCGACCAATACAACGTTCCAGCCAAACACGCGGGCGATAACGATTCGACCCGATTAATTCTTAATCCATCTGCGCGGCATTTCGAGGACATTGTTTTTTCATCGAATTTCACTGAAAACAATGGGATGTACCGAAACCTTGACACATAATCGGGATGTGTCCGCATATATAGAAAAAGGAAAGCGTGAAACCATGCTTGCGTCCAAGGTCTTGCCGTCCGGCTGCCGCCTCTTGGAGGTGGCTCATGCCGGTTATTAAAGTTTTCGAAGACAATACACTCCATCCGGTTGAAGTCCGCAAAGGACAGGATGTCTCGTTTGTTTTCCTCCCCTCCGGACGACAGACAGCCCAAGGGAGAGAACGGCCCGTCTATCATGCGACATTGGACAATGATCGAGGACGAGTCATCAATGTCACTTGGCAGGACAAGGGCATGTTCAACCGGCTTGTCACCAGACATGCCCCATTCCTCCGCCGCATGTTCGGACAACCCGATGTCTACCGTCTTGACGATTGTATAGCCGCACCACGATTCGCCAGCGAAGAAGGTGCCTGAAAGTGAGCAACGCCGCGCATAAGGCACCAAGAGTCGCGACCAGAACGCAGTCGCGGCAGAAGACCAAAACCCAACGTCGAATAGCCCTCATGCTTCTGGCGGGATTATTCGCATCAGGGGGGTGGCCTGCACGCTGCTCCCCCATAGTGAAACCGCGTATGCGGGAGAACGGTTCGACCAGGCGACCGCCCTCACCACGAAACAGCTCACTGTCGACAGTATGCAGGCGGCATACCGCAGCGACCACCTATCCGGACCATCTGGTCAACGGGGATTTCGAATACCTGTCCTCCCGGATGCTGTCGCACGAGACCTCACCCTTGAGGGACCCCAATGATTTCACGTTCATCGACCCCGCAAACGGGCAACGGCTCGCCTACCCCGGCAATACCGATTTGTGGAAGTGGACGAACATCCCCGGCTTCAACAAATCGAAGTTCGCGTGGACATCCAGCCAGACCCTGAACGCGAACTACCCGCCCCAACGGGCGGGAGCGGTCGAACTCCAGCTCGACAGGGACGGCAACACGTACGCGGAGCTCGCGGCCAGCCAATCCGGGACGGCCATCTACCAGAAGATAGCCACCACGCCCGGCGTCGCATACACGGTCCGACTGAGTCACGCCAGCCAATCCGCCGCCACGGGCATGGACAGGCTGCAGGTGCTCATCGGCCCCCAGGGCCGCGAACGGCCGGTGGAGATGACCCGGACCACCTCCAACAAGGCCGGCGACAGGATCGGCGAAACGTCCACCGTGGTCGCCACACGCGCGACGAACACGGTGGACAGCGTCGGCGGCGGCGCGCGTAGCCACGCTGGACAGTGGGACTCATACCGGGGCACGTACATTGCCACGTCGGACATCACCGTGTTCACGTTCAAAAACCTCAGATCGCAGAACCAGAACGTCGGCAACCTGCTTGACAACATCATCTTCACCAAAGCCTACAAACTCAATTACAGCGGCAGCGGGAACACCGGCGGCATAACGCCGAAGCAATCCAAGTAGAAAGAAGACAGCAATGAAAAACATCACCCCCCGCATGTTCCGTAGGACACTGACCACACTCGCCCTCACCAGCATGCTCGCATCACTGACGGCCTGCACCGGCACGACGACCGCCATGGACACCGCAATCCGGCAGCCACAGGTCACAGCCACGGCCCGAACGGACACGAACCTGCCCGACCATATCGTCAACGGAGGATTCGACTACCCCGACATGAGTATGTTGGGCGCGCGGGATTCCCTGTTCGTGTACATCAGCCGGAAAGACCTCAGCTACGCGCGCAAGGACACGCAGGACAAGACGAATCCGGCGGATCCTCCCAGATTCGCGCTGCCCTCCGGTTTCGACGCCTCCGGATTCGCATGGCATTCCACTCAGGGGAACACCGGGCTCGCCAACGAGAAACCCGACGACGTGCAGGTCTGGACCGTCTACGACGGAGGCAACCATTATGCGGAACTCGCCGCCGCCCAGACCGGCACCGCCATCTACCAGGACATCGCCACCGAACCGGGCGTCATGTACAAGTGGAGTCTGAGACACGCAAGCCTCGACGAGGCGTATCTCGACAAAATGAGCGTCATGATCGGAACACCCGGCAAGGAGACCGCACAGGATGCGGTCAGGGTCACGTCGAACGGGCACGGCGACAAGACCGGGCCGGTCGGCAAGATCATCGCCACCAGGGTCGCGAACCATCGGAACGCCCAATCCTGGAACAAGGAAACCGACCACACCGGGCAATGGGAATCATACGAGGGCACGTACATCGCGACCGGCAAGATCACTCGGTTCACGTTCAGGAACGTGGATTCGGCGGCCGACCACGACGGCAACCTGCTCGACGACATCATCTTCACCAAGGCGTACCCGCTCTCTTACGACGGGAACGGGAACACGAATGGAAACGCCCCGCAAAACAAGTAGAAAAGAGACAGCAATGAAAACCAGCACCCCCCGATGGTATAAGCGAGCGATCGCGATGATAGCCGGACTCGGACTGGTTGCACCTTTGGCGGCCTGCGGGCAAACCGATACGGGGGCGAACGCCGTATCGCAGCCGCAGGCTTACTCGGTTGCGGCCAAAACATTGCCCGACCATATCGTGAACGGCGACTTCGAATATCCGAGCATCGCCGGCCACGCGACCGACAAAATCATGGACGGCTACGCATGGTGGGCGTACATACTGCCCGACGAGGGCGCATCCCAAACCGACCAACGCAAGGCCCCCAAGACAATCACCGAGTTCGACGCCAACAGGTTCGGGTGGAAAAGCCTTACGCCCGCCGTCAACGGGTTCCACGCGGGCACCGTCGAACTCCAGAGGGACGTCAAAGGCGACACGCCTGGCATGCAGTTCGCGGAAATCGTCAGCGAACTCGGCGAATACGCCATCTATCAGGATGTGAGCGTCCAGCCCGGCGAACACCTCTCCTGGAGTCTCAAACATGCGCCGCGCGGCTACACAGGCCAACGCAACGCCGACCAGATGCAGGTGCTCATCGGCCCTCCCGGCCACGAGACCGTCTCCCCCGCCACCCGCGTCACGTCGAACGGCACCGGCCGAATCGGAGAAACGGATACGACGATCACGACGCATGCGACCGCGGATCGACGATTCCACCCATGGGAGACGTACACGGGCACGTATCTGGTGCCGGACGGCGTCACTGTCGTCCGTTTCACGTTCAGGGCGTTGACCTATGGAGACACGAGCGGTTCGAAAACGCGCAGCGGCAATCTGGTCGACGACATCAGCTTCGGAGCGACCTACCCGCTCACCTACGACGGTAACGGGAACACCGACGGCAACACACCACAACGGAAATAGCGGAATGCCGTTGCAAGTCAGTTTGCTGTGGCTGCAACGGCATTCTCTGACGGGAAAAACTGGGTGCGATATACGATGCGGAGTATTGTTTAAGACTTGATTTTTAGTACTTGTATTAGTGCTATACCAAGTATGCCGAGTGTAGATAAGATTATCGCAACAACGGCAACGCTAAAGCATGTCAAATAAAGCAAATTCTCAAGGCCATAGACAAGAAGGAAGGAAGATGATGGAGAATAAAATCATCGTGAACCATTACTCCTATCACCTCCAGTGGTCAGCCGATGATGTAGATTATGTCAGATAAGAATCACTCTCAATAAGAAGTCCGCTCTCCCAACTAGAAAGAACCCATGAACGCAAACCAATGGAAACGAGTCTTATTCAGCCACATCGAGGAAACGGATCCACGGACAAGCGACAACATCGAACAATCGCGGCAACACAGCGGGCGACAGCAGAAAAATCATTGGTCGAACCGCGAACATCAGGCAAGAATCAGATACGGACGAGACTGGCGCTGAAGGATGCTTCCTATCGGTTTTGCACAAGCCTGACCTTGTCTTCGGTGATATCCCTGAGATGCCGTCCATAGGGAGATTCGCCGTATCGTTCTGATGATTCCAGCAGCTCGTCGCGGCTAATCCATCCGTTCTCGTACGCAATCTCCTCCACGACTGCGAAGGGCAGGCCCTGCGTATGCTCCTGCTGTGCAATCTCAAACAGCCGCCGTGTTCGTGGGCACGGTCGGCCCCGTCCGGCCGCAGTCAAGCTCATGGAGCTGTCTGCGGGCCGGACGGGGCCGATTTCGCGTTATCGGGCTGGCACAGTTCCCAGAGCGCATCCAATGTCACCCCGAGATTATCGGCATATCGTTGCGCCGTGTCCAGCCTCATTCGCCGTGGATCACGCTCGCCGGACTCGAAACGATACACCTTCTGCCGGCCGCCGATGCCCCTGCCCGCCTGTTCCAAGGTCAGGCCCAATGACTCGCGGCGTGATTTCAGATTCATGTTTTCTCCTTTGCCTGATTCGGCATTCCATGAAAAGTGAGGAGAAGGAATGGAAGAAGAGTTTGACGGTGTGTCGCCAAGGCCGGCCAAACCAATGAAGTCCCAAAGGGAAGCCGTTGGACGTTTCAAGAACGAAAACGCTCTCAACTCGCCTCAATGAAGGGTGACGCACCGTCTGACCTCTAGTGTACCACTCTTCGGCTCACCACGGTTCGATTTCGTCGGAAATGTCCGAGTCCGCCAGCCCGTGACGTTCCAGCAACCGAGCCTTGGCCTCGTCGAACGGCTGCGGGTCGGTGCTGTCGGAGCCTTTCGCGGTTTCCGAATCCACGTGTTCCCACTCGTCGCAATCCGCCAGCTTCTCGAGGCTGACCGTCGCGGTGAAGTGATCGGGGTCCGGCTGCCACATGCGGCTGGGCGGCCCGTACATGGTCCATTCCTCTTCGCCGCGATCGGTCATCAACGGCTTCGACGCCTCCTGGACTTGGCTCCAGACGAGCCGCCACATGGTCTGCTTTTCCATTGTCTTTTCCTTTCCGTCCGAAGAGATCATCAGTGCCGTGTCGACACGCGGTCGGGGTAACGATGGGCGTAGATCCGGCAGAGCTTGTACGTCGGCGCAAGTCTCAGCGCACGGCTTTTCGGCCCCCACTTCGTTCGGAAACCCTCGTGCAGTTCCCATGCCGTTTCCACCATGATGCGCCTGGCCTTCCTGCAATCCAACGCGCGGGCGCGCTCGATGCCGTCCTCACAAAACAGATGCACGAAACGATCACGGCGGCGACGGCTGCGGAAAACGCACATTTGTTCCCCGTAGAGAAACGCATAGAAGTGGCGGTGCTCCCTGAACGCCTGCGCATAAACCAACTCTTTGAATCGGTCCCTGCCGATGATTTTGTTGCCCTGTGCCATTTTGTGGTCCTTCCCTTGCTGACACCTCCATTGTACCCCAACTGGGGTACATAATCAAGTCGGGAAACCGTGGGGCGCACGGGGATAGCCCGCTGATACTGGCACCGCTGGGTGTCTTGAACGGGAAGCCCCCACCTCAAACGTCCGTCAGGACGTTAGGTGGAGGGGAGCACGTCACTTGCCTGAGTGACCGGCACTGCTGGCGGCGCTACCGATAAGGACAGTCAATCCACTCGCATCGAATCTATCGAAGTGTTCTATGTCGTAATTCATTTGCAATTCCAGCCAGTATTCCGGTGATGTGCCCAACACGTAGGCAAGATGGTATGCGAGGCCTGTGGTGATGCGTCTTTTCCCGCGTATTATTCCACTGACGGTGATTTGTGGCAGGTTCATGGCTTTCGCCAGACGGTACATGGTGATGTTGTTCGGTTGCAGGTATTGGTGTAGCAGTACGTCGCCTGGGAGTGGCGCATGGCCTACATCGTTCATAGCCAGACCCTTTCACGCAATTCACTGACTTTTTTCTGATAGTAACAAAAGAAGCTACCGTTTTGCTTCGGTATGTGGGAATACGGTTTTGCCCGCCTCTCCCCTGTTTCGGGTCGAAGGCGGGCAAAACACGTTTGGTGCGGTGAGAATCAGTCCTCGACTGCATGCCATCCATCGGCATGCTTGGCGGAACGTACACGCACGAGCACGCAGCCAGCACCGGCGATGGTCATGATCGCCGCCAGCGTGGCGATTGCGGTGGTGTCCGATCCGGTGGAGGCCAGACCATTGTTCGTCACACCTGCAGCCTGCTTCTTGGCCTGTTCGGCCTTCTGCTTCTTGGCTTCGGCATCCTTCTTGGCTTGGTCGGCCTTCTTCTGGGCTTCCTGCTGCTTCTTGGCTTCCTCCTCGGCCTTCTTCTGGGCTTCGGCTTCGGCCTGCTTGGCGGCGGCGAGCTCCTTGTCGGACGCCTGCTTGTCGGCGAGCTTGGCGTCATAGTCGGCCTTGGCCTTCTCGTATGCCTTGTCGGCCTCATCCTTGGCCTTGTTCGCCTCATCCAGCTTGGACTGCGCTTCCGTCAGCTTCGCGTTCGCCTTCTTGAGGTTCTCCTCGGCGTTCTGCAGACGCTTGATGGTGTTCTGGGCGTCGTTGAGCTTGCCGGTGGCCGTGTTGAGGTCGTCCTTCGCCTTCGCGTATGCGGTCTTGGCGTTGGCGATGGCCTCGTCGGCGGCCTTGACCTGCTTGTCGGCGGCTTCAACCTTCGCGTCGGAAACGGTCTTGGCGTCGAGCGCGGCCTGCTTGGCCTTCTCGGCCTCGGCCTTGGCTGCCTTGGCGGCGGCCAGGTCGGCTGCGGCCTTCGTCTTGTCCGTGTTGGCCTGCTTGATCGCGGCTTCCGCATCCGTCTTGTTCTTGGCGGCGGTTTGGGCCAGCTTGTCGGCGGTATCGATCTTCGCCTGTGCGGCGGCGACTGCCGTGTTCGCCTTGTCCACTGCCGTCTGGGCTGCGGTCTGGGCGTCGGTGGCGGTGGCGGCTGCGGTCTGGGCTTCCTTGGTGGCCTGCTGGGCGGCGGAGTACGCTTCGTTCTTCGCCGTCTGATCCTTCTTGGCTTCCTCCAACGCCTTGGCCTTGTCCTCGTTCGCCTTCACGGCCTCGTCATACGCTTTCTGCGCCTCGTCGGCGGCAGCCTGCAAATCCTTGGCCTTCTGAGCGGCCTGCTGGGCTTCCTCAGCGGCCTTTTGCGCGGACTGCTGGGCGGCGGCCAGCGCCTTGGCCGCATCGGAGGCGTCCTGTGCGGCCTGCTTGCTCTTGGACAATGCGGTCTGGTATGCGGCGTCGGCTCCGGTCAGGGAATCACGGTAGGCAGTCAAATCAGCCAGGTATGCGTCAACGTCCATGATGCGGCCCGCGTCGGAGCCGATTCCGTTAGCGTTTTCGGTGAACAGCTGACTATGGGTGTTCCCGCCGATACCCGTGATGTTGCCGTTCTGGCTGACGCCGAAACCGGTGAGGGTAAAATCGGTGTTGACCAGCGTGGTGTAATGGCCATAAGCGCAGGGGTTGACGGGCTTGCCGTCCGAGGCCTTGCAATCCAGGACACCGTCGGACATGTCCTTCTCATACATGGACTTCTCCGTGTCGTACCAGCCCTTAAAGGGATCAGGATAACCCCAGGCGAGGTTTTCACTGGCGGAGAATTGAAGTGGATGGTTCACGTTGTTGTTGGCATAATCCGCATCCGCCATGGCCTGCGCCATCAGGGTGTCACTGACCTTGAGGGGCTGCAGGCCTTCCTTCGCGCGAAGCTGATTGGCTTCCTGGATGAACTTCAGGGCCTCGATCATGTTGTCCAACGTGGTCGCATCACCCTTGGCGCCATTATGAATGGCGTCAAGATACTCGGTGACGGTCGGATCGGTGAGAACCTTGACTGCCTGAGAGGCACCCTTGTCGCCGAAGTAGGCCACTGCGCCCTGAGACAGCTTGTCCTGAGCCTCGTCTGCCGCTTCCTTCTTGGCGTCGGCCTCGCTCTTGGCATCGGCGGCGGCCTGCTGCTTCGCCTCGGCGTTGGAAGAGGAGTCGGACACCGCCTTGTCGGCATCCTTCTGCGCCTGTTCCGCCTTCTGCTGGGCGGCGGCGGCATCGGCTGCGGCCTTCTTCGCCGCTTCGAGCTTTGCGGCCAGGTCGGAAAGACCTCCATCATCCTTGGACAGCTGTTCGACCTTGGCATCGGCCTTCTGCTTGGCTTCAAGCGCCTTGGCCTCGGCCTGCTTGGCCGCATCCAGCTTGGCTTGCGCGGCGTTCACCGCCTCGTCGGCCTTCGTCTTGTCGCCGGTCGTCGAGGCCTGCTGCTTCTTGGCTTCGGCCAGCTCCTTCTCAGCGGCGGCCTTGTCGCTCGCGGCCTGCTTCGCGTCCGCGTCGGCCCGGCCGGCCTTCTTCTGCGCATCACTGATGGCGGTATCCGCCTGATCGGCCTTCTTCTGCGCGTCCGTGGTCTGCTTGTCGGCCGCATCGATATCGGTCTGGGCCTTGTCGGCGTCCTTCTGATGGGAGGCGGATTCGGCCGTGGCCTCATCCTTCGCGGTCTGTGCGGTCTGCTTGTCGGCTTCTGCCTTCGACTGGTTGTCGGAGGCCTGTTGCATGGCCTTGTTGGCGTCGTTGATGGCGTTGGACGCGTCGTTCGCGGCCTGCTGGGCGGCGGCGATCTTGTCGGCCGTGTCGGTCGCATCCTGTGCGGCCTGCTGCTGGGCCTTGCTGGCATCGTCGTAGTTCGCCTGCGCCTGCTGCTGGTTGTTTGCGGCTGTCTGCTGCTGGGCGGCGGCGTTGTCGAGGTTCTGCTTGGCGGTGTCCAGTGCGGCTGCGGCGGCGTCGGCCTTGGCCTGTGCTTCGGTCACGCCGGTCGGGGATGCCTGTGCGATGGCCTGGTTGGCTTCCACTGTGCTCTGCTGGGCCTGTGCGACGCTGTCCTGCGCCTGTGCGATGGCCTGCTTGGTCTGGTTGTCTGTGGTTGTGGTTTCGTCGGCCATGGCGATTGCAGGCGAGGCGAGGGTGGCCATTACGGCTGTGCTTGCCACTGCGATCTTGGTGAGGTTGCTGCGTTTCATGAAAGATCTCTTCTTTCCTTGGTCGTGCCTCTTTTGGGGTTTGTGTTCCTTGGGAGGCGTTGTATGTTTTCCACTTACAAATAGTAGCACAAATTTTACTATCGCAAACTTTTACCTCCTTTTTTGTCAGCAAGACACGTGCCTGCCTGAAACACGCCGGCCCCGACAAAGCGAAAAACCAACAGTCAACACCCCCGTCACAGTGACACCGGAAACAAGAGCAGCCTGCTTCATATCACCCGGGGCATCCCCCGGCAAAGGAGCCTGGTCGGGCATGCTGTTACGCTCCCCCGTGACCAGAAGACGCATAGTGTTTCCCTGACCGGTGCAAGTGAGGAGCGTGACCTCATCCTTGCCTTTATGGACGTGCAATGCCTTGGTTTCCGTGGGTGAGACGATGCGTTTGCTGGTGACCCGGTAGGCGAGCGTGTTGCCCATGACCTTGATATAGAACGGGTCCCCCTCATCGAGTTCCCCGAGCCGGGTGAACAGGGTCGCCCCCTTCAGGTTCGAATGCCCGGTAATCACGGCACGAGTGTTCTTGCCTCCGACAGGCAGACTCGTGCCAGCCAGATGACCCGCAGCATGTTCGAGCACATCCTGGCTCGCGCCGTGCATGATAGGCAGATCCACACTGATTTTCGGAATCAGCAGTTCACCCATCGCGTCCAACCCGTTGACGGACAGTTGGCGCCGGTATTCGTCGTCGCCCTCGAAGTTTCCCCTGACTTTTCCATCAAAAACAGGTTCGCCGATTTGAGGTTGTCCCGACTCGTAAAGTCGCTGGTTGTATTCGATCGCTGATTTAATCGCGCTCTGACGGCTACCCTCAGGAAACAGTGATGCGGACTGACTGACGGAACGGGCCTGAGCGTCGGTCTCCCTATCTCCGATGAGCTGCTGGATTCGGGGCATGCCAATGAGTATCAGCCCCAATGCCACGCAGATGAGAGCGGCGGTGGCGTATACGCGTGAACGGCGGATGAGCAGACGGACCCGGTTGTCACGGGCCCGCCTGTCATCGACGGCGAGACGCATGGACTCCCACACGTCCCGCGATGTCGCTACGGCCATGCTCACCGGGAATGCCTTCCAATGGTCGGCGTTCCGGCGTGACGACCTTTGCTACCGGCTCCCATGCGCAGTCGGATCATCGGGGAGAAGGCTCCTGCCGCGATGATCAGGAACGCGAGGCCGGCCCACAACCAGATGGTCGGAATCTGAGCGTTGCCGCCGGTGAACGGGAGCGTGGTCATGGCCGGCTCCCATTGCGCGTATACGGTGACCTCGCCTTCGGCCGGCATGCTGACCGTATCCTTGCCGGGGGTCAGCAGGGTCTCATCCTTGTCCGGGGTTTTCTTCAGGCTCCAGCCGGTGAAGCGGAAGCCAGGGCGTGTGACCTTCGGCTCCTTGGCATCCTTGGGGATGGTGACCGAACCGAATGCGTCCGTGTTGATGGATGGGTATCCACCCACGCCGCCGTTCGGGTCGAACTTCAACGTGACCTTGTTGATCGTCCATTGCGCGTAGAGCACCGAGGTGTTCTTCGGCGTGGATTTGTCGTTCGCGGTCAGCGTGCAGTCCGCGCCCGGATCGTATGCCTTGCCCTTGCCGTCGGCCTGCGTGTTCCATCCGGAGAACGTGTAGCCGGGACGGTCGAACGGATTGTCGATCGTCTTCACGGTCTGGTCAACGACACCGTCCACCGTCCTGGTTTCCGAGCCAATGCTGCCGATGTTGCTGTTGTACACCAAGTGTGCGGGGTTGGCCTTCCACTGGGCCCACACGGTGGTGGTGCCGGGTTCCAGCGTGTGCTTGTCGCCGGGGTTAAGGCTCGGATCGCCGCGCTTGCTGGTGCTCCATCCGGTGAACGTGTAGCCGGGACGGTCGAAACCGTTCTGGCTGACGGTGACCGTGTCTCCCGTGCTGCCGGTGGTGTCGGGCGTACTGCCTGTGGTGTTCGGGTAGCCGTTGCGGTAGACGATGCTGGCCGGGTTCGCCTTCCAGATGGCGTACAGGTCGTTGCCTGCAGGCTTCATCGTGTACTGGCTGACACCGTTCTTGCCTTCGCCGTATGCGGTGCCGGAACCGTCCTTGGCAGTGTCCCAACGAACGAACGTGTATCCGTCGCGGGTGAAACCATTGGCGTTTGTGGTCAGCTCGTCACCGGTCTTGCCGGATTGTACAGCCGTGTTGCCGCCGGTCGCGCCGTTGCCGTGATAGGCAAGGGTTTGCGCGGTACCGGCCCAGCAGGCGTACAGGGTGCTGGAACCTTGCAGCGTCCACTCGTCGCCCGGGTTGACGGCCTTGCCCTTGCATCCGGCTTGGGTGTTCCACGTGACGAACATGTATCCGTCGCGGGTGAACCCGTTGTCGCGGACGTTGATCTTCTCGTCGGTCTTGCCCGGCTGAGGGTCGGTCTTACCGCCGGTCGCGCCGTTGCCGTCGTAGGTGAGGCCGGCCTGGCCGGGCGTCCATTGCGCGTACAGGGTCAGAGTGCCGTTCGCGATCCACGTGGTGCCGGGCGCGTACGCCGTGCCTTTGCCGTCGGCGCTGGTGTTCCAGCCGATGAACGTGTAGCCGTCCACCGTCCAGCCGTTCGCTCCGATGGCCTGAGTGTCGCCGGTGTGGCCGGTCCAGTTAGCGGTGCCCTGCCCGCCCGGGGTTCTGCCGGTAGGCGGGTTCGGATCGTAGTTGATGGAGGCTGGGTTCGGCGTCCATTGGGCGATCATGGTGACGATGCCGTTGGGTGTGCTGGTCAGGTTGGCGACCTGCTGGCCATCCTGATATGCGTCGCCGGTGTCGGCGCGCTTCCAACCCGTGAACGTGTACCCGTCGCGCGTGAAAGCGTTCGGGCTCAGGTTCTGAGGCACGTCGAACGTGAACTTCTGGTCGCCCATGGTGCCCTTGCCGCCGCCCGCGTCGTACTTCACCGTGTAGCCGTTCGCGGTCCAATGCGCGTACATGGTCACATCATTGGTGAGCTTCGTGGACCAGTCGTACTTGTCGCCGCCCGTCGGACTGGTGTACCAGCCGTCGAACGAGTAGCCGGTGATCTTGCCGGTGTCGCCCACGGTCCAGCCTGACTTGTCGTCGGCCGCCGTGTTATAGGGCACGGTTATGCTGGCCGGAGCGTCCGGGGCCTTCGTGGTGGCCGGCGCGTTCACGTTATACGTGAGCGTCGGGTTGATGGCCCACAACGCGTATACGGTCTTCGCTCTGGCCGGCATGGTGATCTGGGTTTCCGCGTTCGCATCCAGGGTGGCGCGGTCCATGGTGTCGGCGACGGGCACGTCCTTGTCGTTGGCGTCCGTGTTCGCGCTCCACCCGTAGAACGTGCGGTTGGTCTTGCTGATCTGGCTGGAATCCCAGCAGTCGGAGTCGGCTTTCGCGGTCGCCAGGGTGATCTTGGCGCCGGCCGGATAGTACACCTGGCAGCCGGATACGGCGCCCGTGTCGGCGATGGTCTGCACCTGCACGCTGCCGTCGGATCGGGTGATCGTCCGCTGACTGGTCCCATCATCCTGTCTGGCGATCGTGTCGGTCAGCACCTTGCGATCGTCGGTGGTGGTTCCGGACTCCGGTTCGGTGTCCCTGTCGGCCGCAAGCCTGACCGTGCCGTTCATCCTGGAGGCGGCGGTTTCGGTTTTGCCGGCCTCGGTGCGCGAGGGCACCTGGCCGGTTCCGCCGTTCGCCTTGTAGGTGAGGACCTGGGTGCGGGTGACCGGCATGCCGAACGTCATGCGCACGCCGTCCGTGCGTTCCGTCGGGTTCTCAAGGTCGTACGAGTAGGTGAACGTGGGGCCGGTCCAAGTGGCGGCCAGACGGTGTCTGACCTGCTGCGCGCCGTTCAGGTTCGACTCGTCGCCCGCATCGTGCTTGATGCCCGCGTACCCGTTGGTCCCGTAGGATGCGAGTTCCGCGTCCCGCGTCCGGTAGGCTCCGTCGAATCCGGAGAGCAGCTGCACGCCCTCGAATTTCAGGTCCGGCCGCGCGTCGAATCCGTCCAGGTCGTTGAATCCGGTGACGCCTTTGAACGTGGAGGGCACGGGCGTGCCGTCCTCGTACGTGAAGCTGACGGTCCACTGGCAGCCGACGCGTTTCGACGTGTCGATGCCGCCCAGAGCCTTGCGCACGCTGGCGGGCACCTTGGTGTTGTCGTAGACGACGTTGATCCAGAACAGGCCGTCGCCGACGATCTTCCCGTTCCCGTCGAACCTGTTCAACTGTCCGATGTTGCCGCCATTCCACTGTTTCAGCGCAATGGTCGCGTTGATCCGGTGTTCGACACCGTCCGGATCCGTCCACGTGCCCGTATTCGGCAGGGTGGCGGATGCGCCGAGTCTGGTCGGCCAGTGGATGCTGCCGCCGGCCTTGTCCCGGGTGGTGGTCCAGTTCCCGTCGAACCGGGCGTCGGCCAGTCTGGTTCTGGTGGTGTCGAACGTGAAGCTCCGGCAGTCGGCGGGCACGTCCGTGTCCTCCAGGGCATGGGATGGGACGGACGTCCTGGTCGCGGCGAGTCGGACCGTGCCGTTCGAGGATGCGCTGATCTTGCTGGCGTTCGTCTTGGCCCCGCCGTTCGCGTCGTAGCCGAGCCTGTAGGCCTTGGTGAAGCTCAGATCGTCGAGGATGTTGCCGTTGACGTTGTTGCTGGAGCTTACCGATTTGAAGGTGAAGCGGGTGACCGTCCCGGTGGCGATGTACGTGCCGGTGTAGGTCTCCCACTGCCCGTCATGGTTACGGCTGGAATGGTTCGAGCTGCCGCCCAGTTCGGCTTTGTTGCGCACCTTCGTGGAGATGACCTTGCCGACGTCGCCCGGCTGGTCGCCGTTGCCGTTGACGGTGGTTCGCGTCGCGTCTTGGGCGGATTCCTTGCCGGGTTCGCCAATCATGACGCTCATCCCGTCGAGGTGGGTCCTGTCGAGGCTGGCGTGTTTCAACTCCCAGCGGTAGGACACGCCCGGGATGGTGGCGATGTCCTGGTAGATGGCGGTGCCCGCCTGTCCCGCGACGAGTTCCGCGTACTGGTTGCCGGTCTTGGAGTCCTTCTGTAGTTCGACTCCCTGTGCGATCTGCTGCCAGTTGGTTCCCTTGGTCTGGGTTGACTTCCATGCGAATTTGGAGGCGTTCCATCCCGTGATTGGAGCCCAGGGGTCCTTATCGATGCCGATGTGCCGCGCGTATCTGCCGTTGATCGGGTCGACGACGGTCCAGTCGTCCCACGGGTATTTGGTGGAGACACCGGCGATCAGGCCGGCCGGATAGTCGAACGAGCCGTTGACCAGTTCGGTCGGCAGACTGTCGGTCTTGCCGGCGATGGTCTTCACCTTGCCATCGGTGGAGGCCTTGATCTGCGACGTGCTCTTCTTGGCCCCGCCGTTCGCGTCGTAGCTGAGCTTGTAGGCGAGGCGGAAGCTCAGGTCGTCGATGATGCTGTCATTGGCGGAGGCAGTAAGAGTACCGTCCTTGGCGACGCCCCTGTAGGCGATCATCGTGCGGGATTGTCCGGCTGGGATAATGACCGTGCCCTCGTAGGATTCCCAGTCGTCGGAATGGTCCCACGGTTCGTGGCCGCCTTCCGTGGCGTCGGTGGAGTCGGAGTGCGTGTAGGCTACGGTCCCCACGTCGCCGGTCCTGTCACCGTATTTCGCTCCGGTCTTGGAGACCGTGGTGCGGGTCAGTTTGACTGGGGTGAGATGGTCCTTGTCGGAGCCGGTGAGCAATGTCACGCCGCCCGCGTTGCCCTTGCTGCGGCCGGAGTGGCGGATGCTGAACGTGTAGGCGGCTCCCGGCGTCGTGGCGACGGTCTGGGCGACCGTACGGCCCGCGTGCACGTCGGCGGCCGTGTTCCCGTCCTTCTCCCGGTGCAGTTCGAAGTTCTGGTTGCCGCCGGTGGCGTCCACGTCCTGCCAGGCGAACGTGGCGGCGGTCAGGCCGCCGGCCTTCACGCCCGTCTGTCCGGCCATGGCCTGCGCGTAGGAGCGGATCGTGCCCGCATTGGGCTTCACATACACCCAGGGCAGGCCCTGCCCCTCCTTCGCGATGCTCCACTTCGGGGTGTCGAACCCGCCGTTCACGGCCATCTCGTCACCCGCGGCCCTGGAGGCGATGGCCTCCACCTTGGCGTCCGGAGCCTTGAACGCGGCCGGCTGCGTGGAATCCGCCTTCGAACTGGAGGGCACCTTGCCCTTGTCGTTCTTCTTCAGATCATGCACCGTCAGGCCGGAAACGGTTTTGTCAGCCGCGAGTCCGACACTGCCCGTGGTCTTGGACTTGGCGGGCTGTACGGTGTTCTCCTTGCCGTATTGATTGGATGGCACGCTGCCGGTCGCGTCCGAAGAATTCTTGTCGTAAGAGAGCTTGTACGCCTTGTCGAAGCTTAGGTCGTCGACGCAGTTGCCTTCGGCGGTGAAGTCGAGGCCCTGACCGTTGGAGTCCCTGACGCTCCTGAACGTGAAGCGGGTCGTGGTCGAGGTGGCGAGGTAGTCGCCGGTATAGGTCTCCCATCTGCCGTCCTGCGCGGTGCCGTGCGTGGTGATCGTGGTGCCGACGCTGCCGGTCTTGTCCGACCCGTTGGATGTGGTGCGGGTCGCCTGCTGTGCGACGGTCTTGCCGGGTTCGCCGATCATGACCTGCATGCTGTCGTCCTGGTCCGCGTTGCGGGACGCGTGCTTGAGGCTCCACTTGTACACGACGCCGGGCGTGGTGGCGATGTCCTGGTAGATGTACTTGCCTCGCTTGGCGGCCGCGATCTCGCCCCACACGTTGCCCGTGCTGCCTTTGACGGCCGTCCTAAAGCGTTGGACTTCCACGATCCCTCTGTGCCCGCTGACGGAATCATTGGATTTCCAGCCGAATTTCACGGCATCCCAGCCGTCCACCTTCGCCCATGGTTGCTCGCTCGAGCCTTCCATGGCCATGCCGTTGCCGTCGACGAACGAGAGGTACTGCCAGCCGCCGGAACGTTTGTCGACGATCCGGTTGCCGAACGTCTGGAAATCGCCGTTGACCAGCTCCTTCGGATACGATGTGCTCGCGGCCGGATGGATGGTCATGACCGGCAGGCCGATCCCGTCCGCCTGCGCGGTGCCCGCCATGAGCATGCCTCCGCCGAGAAGCGTGGCCGCGGATGCGATCAGTGCGGCGGAACGTTTCAATATGCTGTGCATTGTGTTTTCTCTTCCCCTGAATCTCATGTTCGGCATGGTTTTGGAAAAAAGGTATTGAGCGGGACGTTCGACGGGTTTTCGTTTTCCGACGCACGTCCCGCGTCATGGTCTCTCTTGGATCAGGCGAGACCGTTGCCGGCCAGATTGACTGCCTTGCGACGGTTCTTCAGGCTGCGTTCGGCGAGGACGATTCCACTGCCCCACAATGGGCAGGAGACCGCCAGCCAGAAGGCGAAGGCCAAGGCTCCACCGGTCTGCGGCAATTGGGTCAGGTTGGTGATGTTCTTGACTTGGACCGTGTTGTTGTCGATACCGGTGGTCAGGCCCGGCTGATCCTTGCCGGCGAACCTGATGGCGGTGCCTGCATCGTCGATGGTGACGGTGAAGCTCGGCTTCGCATAGGAGGCATAGCCGGCGGGCTCCTTGGTTTCGGTCACCGTATAGGTGCCGTAGCCGAGACCCTTGAATGCGATAAGACCCTTTTGCGCGGCATTGTCCTTATGGTCGACCTTGCCGTCGTTGTTGGAGTCACCGGTGGTGAATGTGGTCGCGGAAGCCTGGTCGGCGGCTTCGGACCATTCGCCGGTCGTCGTATCCAGCTTCAGGTATTTGTCTCCGCGTTGGATCTGGAATTCAGCTCCATCCACGAGCGTGTTCACGTCGGCTGCGCTCACCTTCTTGAGGGTGAAATCGTAGGATTTCAGGTCAACCTTGTCGCCATTGGTGACGACGGTGTAGTGGGCTCCGTCCTTGAAGATGGCGGTGCCGGAAACCGAGTTTTCGGATGGTTTCTCGGCCGTGGCCTTGGTGATGACGCTCTGGTAGGTGATGGTGATCTTCTTGCCGCCCTGCGTGGTGATGAGCTTGGTGGCGTTCAGAGCCCAGCCTCCGGCCGGAACGGTGATATCCGGGTCGGCCGGGGTTCTGTCTTCCTTCTTGAGAGTGGCGTCACCTGGCAGGGCTTTCGCGCCGTGCTGGGTTTCGCCGTCGTAGATGACGGTATCGGCGGTCACGTCAGTGGCAGTCCCGCTCAGAGCCACCTTCAGGCTACCTTTCACGTATTCCTGTCCGGCAGGGGCATCGGCGAGCTTGAATTTGACGGCCGTGTTCGGAACAGTCACGTCGATGGTGTGGGTGACGGTATCACCCACGGTCACGGCCACCGGGTCGGCGGCATCACCCTGCTTGGAGACCTGTCGGCCGTCACGGTCCACGACGACCTTCTTGTCGGTTGTCACGCTCTTCGACTTGATGACCGCGACGCCGAGGGTTCGGCCGGGGGCGCCGCTCATGGCGGTGCCTGCACCGGATTTTGTGCCGATGATGATCGGGCTGCCTGCGGAGTCGGTGATGTAGTAGAGGCCTTCTTCCGGCACGGTGATGTTCAGGGTGGCATCCTGCGTGGTCAGGTCGGCTCCGCCCGCGACGGTGGCCGGCTTCCTGCTGGAGGCGTTGAGGGCGGCTTGGATGTTGCTCAGCTGCTTGGCCTGCTTGGCCATGTCGATGGCGGCGATGCTGCCTGCGGCATCGTATCCGCCGACCTTGGTGATGTCGTCGGACGTGTCCTTGTCGTAGCCGTTGGCGATGGTGATGGCGTCATCCGCCCATGCGTTGGATTCGGTGGTGCCTTGGATTCCGAGGCTGGAGATCTGGTTGCCTTTCAGCACCACTCCGGTGTATGTGCCTATCTGGTAGACGTTGAACGTGTGTCCGGCCAGGCTTGCTCCGTCTGCACCTTGCAGTGTGATGGTCGTGTCGGCTGCCATTGCGGATGGGCCCAGTGCTAGGCCGGCCAGCATGCTCGCGGTCGCGCAGGCCATTGCCGTCACGATCATTGGCATGCGCCGTGTCGTTTGGTTGTCTCTCATTCCAGTGTTTTCCTTTCCTTGTTTGCACGTCCTGTCGAGGACGGGAAGCGACCCCACACCGGTAGATGCGGCATGGTTGGCGTCCAACGGGTCGAATCCGGCGATTTTCACCGCGGACGGCCTGTATTTGCCCGGCTTCAGACCGAACTCGCTTATCGGCTTCGGCGTACGGCTGATGGGAATGGTCGTCTTCGTTTCCTTCAACGTACATGCAAAATCGGTTGATTCCAACATTTTCTCGGTATTTACCAAAGTTTTTGAATAAAAAGTAGGGATGTCTTTCGGCATCCCTTGTTGATTTGACTTCCTCCCGGTGCTTTAACACCGGGAGGAAGTCAACTACCATGTTCGCCCTTAAACCATCTAAATGGATCAGGACTCTGGCAGCTTCCTCTCGTCTGTGGCTGGTTCAATAAATGCTATGGGAATTCTTTGGAAAATCAGCAAATGGTACAACCGCTACCAGTTCCTCATGTGGGCAGTCGGCTCGATCACCGCGATAGCCGCTCCCCTGATCGGCTACGCCACCTATTTCCTCGGTATCAACAACCAGCGTGCGGAACTCGTCTCGGACAGTCCCGAATACGCGAATGACATAACGGCCGGCAACCTCATCCAATGGTTGACCGGCCAAGCACACAGCTACGGTCGAATCCTCGGCATCATCGCCATCATCGGCACACTGCTCATCATCTTCTGCATCACATTCACCATCATCGGCTGGATCGGCCGACGAACTGAAATCAGCGGCACCGACCAATCCAGTGAAATACAGGAAAAAGGCCGGCGCAAAGCCGAGACGGAAGAACAATACGACGACTACGGGCAGCCAGCAGAATACTGATCACGCGCCTTGCCAGTGGTCTGCCGGTCGGCTCCGACCTCGAATACGCCGACGAAATCACCCTCGGCCGAGCCCTAGCCGGCCGTAGCGAACCCTAATGATGTTCTCCTTTTGCCCAATTGGTTAGCGTGTCTAACGTATCGATTCCATCCTGCCGATGCGTCTGATCCAAGCTCGACCAATAGTCGGAATCTGCAGCAAGTAACTCATGCAAGCGCAAAATTCGTTTGCGGTCATTGGAACTATGGAGCCTTTTTGCTTCCTCATCTGGACTGTCGATTAGAGAGAGCAGCAATGCAGCGTCAATGAGATGGCGGTCTCTTCTAGCTGTCTTATCGACTTCCCACGCAGCGCTCTTCAGCATCAATGCGCCGAGTAGATCAGGAATTGCGATGGATGCGGATTGCTGGTCATATCTAAGTTGAAGTCGCATGCTTCGTTTGATGGCCTGACCACCTCCGGGCATACCGCATAATCTCATTCCCGAAAGAGTAGCACCTTCTCTTTTTTTCTTTCCGTACAGATAATCCGTTACCAGTATGTCCACTTTGTCGTGGGCAGGGTTTTCAAATCGAGTTGCATATTTAGTTAGGGCGTCTTTTTGCAACCTGTATCCCATAGTGGCAAGATAGCTTTCCATCTGTGTGGCTATTCGATCATAGGTCAGGATATTCAATAAAAAGTCAGCGTCGGTGGTAGGGCGGACAGGAAGCCCGTGGAGCATGGCATGCGCTTGAACCATCAGACCGCCAGTGAGCAGCCATTCATCAGACGTAAAATGCTGAGCGACGGCAAAGACCGTACTCCACGGTTGAGCCTGGGCCGAAATATCGATTGTATTCATCGGCTGTCCTTACCCTTGTTATCGGATTGGAAACGGGATAGTAATTGCGTGAGCTTATCAAAACCGGCACCGCATTCTCTGACATCTAGTGAATCGGCGAGATCGGCTGAGCATACTCCGATTGGCATATTTCCGGAACCATTCGGAATGTAGGAGGATACATGCAATCTGACGTTTGCGGGTTGAAAGTCAGAACGCAGTTTTGCCTGTTCGACTATTCGCTGCAGATCGCTTTCCAGCAGATATCCTTCCACGTCGCTTGTTTCAGTCAAATTGAACTCTGCAGCCAGCTCGCCGGTGCCTGCGGATAAACGTATCTCCTGAATTACCTTTTCCAGTCGGCTCTCTCTGCACCACATGGAACACAGTCTTGCCCTATTTCTGCACAAGGAGACCAAATCAGTTGCATTCAATGTCGTTAGACGTTTTTTGAGCTGATACTTCTCCGAAGCGCTGAGCCAGTTAACGCTCTCTCCGGAGATCATGTACAGCGAGGCAAAGGCAATACGGGGAGAGAATGTGCGTCCTCGCTTGCGGTCAACGTGATTGAGTCGTCTAACGGATTCGTTGGTTATGTAAAGACGGTCCCCCTCTTTGACTGCATTCAGAAGATGCTGACTGACCAGTGAGCGAATCCTTCGATCACCTACGCCGAGTTTTTCGGCGGCCTCTTGAGTAGTCAGTAAAGTCTCTGCTGTTTCTATAGCCATATTGCAAGTATATACTCAAATATTCCGCATTGGGACTATTTGAGTATATATCGTGTAGGCATTCTGAGCCACGCTCGATTTAGCCTCCTAGTCGGTCGTAGCGAAGCCTGATTGTGGTTTAGACGCTTCGGCGTTCAAATTGCGTTTCCATATCTTCGTGGCTCATTGTGTCTAGAACGGTTTCGCGCGGCAGTTTCGATATGAGTGCCTGAGCTTCTGCGAAAGCCTCTAGCTTCGCGCGTTCGTGAGAGTTGTCCTTAATGTCTGCATCGTGTTCCGCTGTCTTCGATTTCGTGACGCTCATTGCTTTGTCCTTATTAGTCAATCCGCGGACTTCCATATGATGTCAGCAGCCCCGTCATCCTGTTTCTGCCAGCGACTTATTCCATTCAGATCCATTTCCGTCCATTCGCCGGACGGCTCCGACTTAGCTCCACCGAACAGACTATCCATACAGGCTTGCTGGACAGATCCGTCCATTCCGCCTTCCGTGATGTGCAGCCATACGCCGTCGTGATTCACTGATCGTTTCCATGAGAACAGTTCCGGGGTCGGGTTGTTCTGTGGTGAGCAGCGCAGCCACGCTTCGTCGAGCTGGCCGGATAGGTCGGATGGCGAGTTCATGGTTTCCGTCCATTCGCCGGAGGTTGGATCCGTGGCCGGTTCTGGTGCGGTCGGGGTCTGCTCTTCGGGCTTTTCCTCGGCTGGGGTTTCTTTCTTAGGTTCGGGCGCCGGCTTCTTTTCCGTTTTCGTCTGTGTCTGTGTTTTCGTCTGCGGTGCGGCGGATTCCGGGTTGGCTGTTGGCGTTCCGCATGCGGTGGCGAGCAGGAGCAATGGGATGATGCTGGTGGCTGTGGTGGTTCTGGTCTTGGTCATGGCTGGCTCCCGTCGTTGGTGCTGTTTTCCAGTCTAGTCGGAGCGTGGTTTTGGGTGCGTTTTTCTAAAAAAATCTTACTTATTTTATGCAATCTACTTGTATATAACTTACATCTAATATAGAATCTATACTGATGAAAGAAATACAATCCAAAAATCAAGGAGCAAAAGATGGAAAACATCGACAGCCAGCGGATCGCGATCCTCGAACAACGCCTCAACGAGCTCGAAACCCGCGTCAGCCAACTCGAAAACCCGAAGCCCGTGACTGGCGGCACCCTCAAACGCGCCATCGAAGCCCTCGCCGACAAGGTCGGCCAAATGGGCGAGACGTTCAGCAACGAGGGACGCAAGGGCCGCTACATCATCGGACACGACGGCAGGCGCCACCCCGTGTTCATCGCCGCCAGCCGCAACCTCGGCTCCGACACCGGCAAACCCATGTCCGGATGGCACTCCATCAACCCGCGCAACGCCGACACCACCCGGTTCGGCGCATACATCCTCTCCGTCGAAGACGAGCTGCGCAAGCCCGTGTTCTTCATCTTCACGCCCGAGGAGTTCCAGGCCCTGCTCGATTCGAAGAAGGCCGACAGCAAGGGCCTGCGCCACTTCTACATCAGCCGCGCCGAAGCCGGCATGGATCGGTTCGTTGACTGGCGCGACGGCGGCATGGACATGACCCAATACCGGGGCGCGTTCAACAAACTCGAATTCAACGCCTGACGGCATGCGAAAAAAACAGGGGCGGCCACCTGCCCGTGGTGAACTGCGCCCCGATTGTTGGACGCTGTTTATTAGGATACAGGCTCAGACCACGGTGGACGCTCTCCAGAATTCCTCCAGGGTGTGTCCACCGAGTCGCATCTGGCGTCGTTTGGTGTTCCAGTGGATGATGTAGTCGTCGAGCTCGGCCTTGAACCGCTCTTACGAGTCGAATTCGCGGTCGCGGTAGAACTCGTCCTTGAGATGGCCGAACACCTGTTCGGTGGCGGCGTTGTCCAGGCAGTTGCCCTTGCGGCTCATCGACTGTCGTATGCCCAGTTCCCCGAGCCGTTCGCGCCACCACGGGTGCCGGTACTGCCATCCCATGTCCGAGTGCAATACGGGGCTTGCGCCGGCGGTCAGCCCGGAGAGCGCGGAGACCGCGTGCAGGCCGGACGGGAGCCACGGAACGCCGACACCCAGCCGGTCGCAAAGGAACGCCGCCAGCGCCGCGGCCAGGGTGATGATGAACGCGATCGCGCCGACCATCAGCAGACGGCTCGACCTGACGAAACGCATGAAACCACGCATGATTTTCCCCTCCCTCTTCCCATTCGGGATGGGTGTTTGTATCGGATGGGCGCCAGCACTCCGACCTGCCCCAATGCCTCGCACAACAGGTCGTATGCGAGGAACCTCTCATATTCGTGGAGGATGCTCGGCGGCTCGTCGTACTGGCATTCGGAACCCGTCCAGCACCCGTGCAGATGCCAGTCCAATGCGGTGAACCAGCGGCCGCACGAGCATTCGTGTTTGAACGGGCGCTCCGGATCCGTGATGCCCGTATCCCGGTGCAGGATGAGCGTGGAGAGCTCTCTGGACGGAACGGACTTGCACCGAACGCGCGCACTTGACATTTTCATTACCGTTCGCCCCGTCGCGTCGGCTGTTTCCGTCGGTCTTCCTCCATCACCAGAATCGCGCCGCCGAACAGTTGGCTCCCGATAAACGAGCAGATCACGAACGCGGTAAACAGAACGACAAGAGGGGTTCCCGTCAGGAGAACACAAGCGCCGAATACCAGCGTTCCTACCGCAATCAGCAGCAGAGCCGCCCCGATCCGCGCAAACCGTATGGCATGGGCTGTGTTCCGTTCGATGAGTCTGATGACGGAATTCAGGACAAAGATGTTCTTCATGATGCGCTCCTTCACGCGTTCGTATGGTCGAGGATCCACCGGGCGATGCTTCGGGCGGCATCATCCGGCACGTCCACCTGCATGGAACCGTTGCCGGCCTCCATATAGAAGCGGATGAGCCCGTTGCCCGTGAGCCGGTCGACTTCCAGCAGATTGTCGGCATCCTCGGCACGGCAGTATTCGCTTGTATCGTTCTTCGCCCGTTCGCGCAGATGTTCGGGCAGATATTGGTTGGCGAGAATATCGCGGCGTAGTTCGTCGCTGTCGGTGAATTCCATCGGCTACCCTTTCGAATGTTTCGCGCCCGGCTTCCATACCGGTGTCCCTGGATTCACCGGGGAAACAATCATCCCTTGGTTATCGCGCAGTTCGACGTTTGCCCCGTCGATGTCCAGCGTGCCTTCGACGCGCCGCCCGTTCCGCTTCCATGAAACCCGGTAGGATCCTTTGATTCGGGGGAAACCGGACAACGGGTCCATATATCCGGGTTCGGCGATCGCGAGACCATCGAGATTCCACACGTCGCCCACATACTCGTCCATGGTCTTCGGCTTCGGGCCTCGGGGGCTCCAGTTCTTGGCCGGGGACATGAGCGCGAGGGCGGCGAACGGCAGCAGCACCGATGCGCCGACGAGCCTGCCCTCGTCCATCGTGAGATTAGGAAAGCCGTTCCGTGCCATCACCAGGCAATAGGCATACGCCATGAGCGGAATGTCCGCGAGAAAGGCATACCAACCGAGAGCATTCAGGACCCTCAACAGCAATGGCATCCGCGAATGGTCCACCGCCTGAGCGTATTCGACAAGCTCCATCAGCTGAACCTCCAATGCAGTTCGTGCTGGTTTCGCTGGCCGATGAGCCGTACCTTGACTTCGATTATCCTAGTTTCCATGTCTTGGGTTTTCTTCTCTACGAGATTGCTAATGCCGGATTTTCTTGTCACCAGCTGCCGGTTGCTCCGCTGCCAGTGGATGTGCCTCCGCCGAATGATGAAGAGCTGTCGAAGGATGGTGATGGGCCCGTATAAGGCCAGGAGTCATCGTTGATGGAATCATTTTCGGAGGAACGATCGTGCTCCTGTCTGTCCGTTCTCGCACGCCAGCCTGACCGCATGGAATCCTATCAACGGCGTACGCCGGATGGATAGGGTCAGTCGGCTCTGGCAGTTCGGGCAGGGGGTCGCAAGTTCGATATGTTTGCTCACTCGTCCGTCTCCTTGGTGGCGTTCGCCCAGTCGCAGGATATGCCGCTCCTTCTATCGCCGGGCAATACCACGCATTCGACGCGCTTGTCTATCTGCGTGTTACCCGTATCGGTTTCGCTCATGATATGCTTCCTTTTCTGTTTGCGCATCATTGTTCCTTGACGTCGAAGATGTCGCGGAAGGCCGCTTCGGCTCGGTCGAAGCCGTCCGTGAGTCCTTCTTGGTACTCGGACGGTACATCGGAATCCGCCGCGTCCAGTGCGTTTTCGAACTGGTTGTTCAGCCATGCCAGATATTCAGTGACGCGCTTGTCCATCCGCATGTTGTCCATATCGGCCAATGTTCTAGTCCTTTCCCACCGGTTTCAACGCTTTGCCATCCGTGTCGTACAGGCCGAGCCTGTTGCTGTCGTCCGCGTGGATGGTGACGTGGACGCGCCTATCGTTCCGGTAGACGGTGCATTCGATGTCGGATGAGGGGAGGCGCCGTTGGGGCAGGTTCCCGTCGCAGTCGATGGACTCCAATCCCCAGATTCTTACGATTCGTGTGCCTAATTCGTCCGGTTCGGGTGCCGTCCCGTAATGGTCTGGCATATGGAACGATGCGGCAAGGGAGGCGACGCCCAGTATGAACGACACAATGGAGATGACCGTGTGGGTGCCGAACTCGGGGTAGGCAAAATGGGACAATGCCAAGGGAATGCTTACGGCTATGCCAATGCAGCCGAGGAGACAGAGGCAGTTCGCGATGCTCCCTTGGACGGGTAGTCCCGCGTTCCTATACGCGTCCCATGCTTCGACCCATTTCGTGAAGTCGGACATCTATTCGTCCTTTCCGTTCGCCAACAACGCCTTGCCGTCCACGCCATACAAGCCTACCTTGCCATCTGCTGTCACGACGAGCCTCACGTCTCTTACGGCCGATTCGTCCTTGCTGTCGGTGATGGTGCACCGATAGGTGCCCGCATCGGGCAGGAGCCGGTATTGGCGTTCGCATTCGTCGGCCACGGCCCGCGCGTACCCGTTGTCCGGGTTGCGTTCGAGCAGTCCCTGATAGTCGTAGGGTTGGAGGAAATACTCGTCCAGCACGTCGATGGCCCAGTCCGACCCGTCCTTGGCGATGGTCAGGTTGAGCGTGGTGGTGCCGTCTTCGGAGACCTTGCGGCACAGGTACCATTCTTCGGGCGCGTGGTCGGTGAACCCGTATGCCCGCATTTCGGCGTCGGGGAGGATGTTCACGCCGAGCGCGGCGTTGTTCTGATGCTTGGTGAGTGTTACACCCGTCTGGTCGAATCTGGTCACTTGTCGTTCTCCTGTCTGTATTCGGCCACATGCAGTGGCTTGGTGTCGGTAATCCCCTGCGCTTTCGCCTGTTCCAGCAGCCATGCCGCGTCGGATGGACGGCACGCGCCCTTGACGCCCGAACGTTCGTCCTTAACGTGGCCGCGTGTTCCGTTCCGCCGATCGGCCACCGTGTACGCGAGCAGGCCGTCCGGCAAGGCGAGACGTTCGCGTACACACACCACGTACCGTCCGTCGCATTCGAGTATCGTCCACCAGTACCGGTTCTCATGCGCGGGGGAGGAGAACCTGACTCTCACTCCGCGAGTTTCCAAGTCCGGCTCCTTTCCAAGACGAGATGCCGCTGGGTCAGCTCGGAAAGCCGGTATGCGAACTGGTAGACCGCGTTCAACGAATCGTACAGGGCGAACTTCTCCGATTCGCTTACGGCGTCGTTCAGGTCGTCGGCGAGGTCGGCGTACGCCTGACCGATGGCGTCGGGACGGTTTTCCACGTACACGATTCCGTTCTTTTCGACGTCCACTTCGACGCAGTCCATCTCCATGTCCACTACCAGCATGTAGACGAACGCCTCGTCGGGCAGATAGGCCAGCGGGCGCACGTCCGAGATGACGGTCTTTTCCGTGACCGTGGTCGTGCAGATGACCGGCATGTCGCAGGCGGGGGCGAACGGTTCGCGCGGGTCGTCTAGAATCCCCGCGTAATCGACCATGCAGCGGGCGGCGTGATGCCAGTCGCATGGCGTGAAAACGTCGATGAACACGCCCGTCCTGACGTCGGGTGGAATGCTCAGGAACACCTCTTTGGCGACCGTTTCAAGTTTCCTGTCCCCCATCGGGGAAGTCCTTTCTAATAGTGGATGAATTGCAGTTGCTTCGCCTGTTCTGCGGTGAACGTACGACTGAACGGCTTGCCGTTATGGGAGAACATCGTAGCCGTGTTCCGGACCGTCTGGTTCTCCGGCGATGCGATTCGTGCGGCGGTTCGCTGCCTTCAGGTTTCCCCTCGATATGCCTCTTGTTCCAAAACCCGCAGAAAATCTCATATAGCCACCACCTGTGGTCTCTCGCGACTCGTGGATTCCCAGATTCCCATCCGAGCCCACGGCATGCCGGTGTATTTGGATGAAAATATGTCCAGTTCTGCCCATGCGGACCATTGCTCCCGGTCTGGAACCAGTTGGACGGACAGGATAATCGGGATACGGGCGTCACTCTCCCTTACCGTCTCCATCAAAGCTGAATCGTCTTCAAGACCCGGATTCACATGGTCGATAATCAGAAAGGAATCCGGCTCTTCCAAGATGGACGTGGGATCGTTCACCGGAATCACACCTTGCACGGGCTTGGTATAACCTCGATCCACATACCCGTCAAACATATAGACCCGTTGCCCCATTTCGTTGAGACCAGGTATCAGGGTGTGTGTCAGCCACCAGGTCTTGCCGCATCCCGCGCCACCCGTCACCAGTAGGTTCCCCTCGGAAACCGGGTTCCATGTCGCAACGCCATCATCGACCAATCCGATTGTGAGGCTTTTCACCATGCGCAGCTCACTTCCATCCAGATAAGCCCGCGCCCGTCCACAATCGATTTGAACTCGTCTATCCGCCAGCGGAGCGCGGCCGAATCGACCTTGAATGATTCAAGCCCGCCGTCGCGCAACGATTCGAACAACGCGTCGGCCTCGGCCCGGGTTCCGAACGGTTCCGGCCATGCGACCCATCGGCCGGGGTGGCATGGCAGCCAGCGTGCCAGCTCTTCGTATTCCTCCTCGTTCAATTTTCTGTCTCCTTATCCGCCGGATGCCGGATACCGGCCTCTCGATCCAACCTGTTGACAATGTCCTGCATGCCCGGGTGGTACCGTTCGATCAGGAGCAGTCCCCGATGATGGTCGTTGCGAATCGAAACCCATGTTGGGCAATAGTCCAAGAACTCGTCGGCCTGCTCGTTCAGCTTCAGCATCCCATTCCGACGTATGATCGTGTAGCCTTTCGAAGACACGGTGAATATGACCGGCTTGGACCATGGAAGACCGACCCCGAAAATCGAATCCATACAAACCTGCGCATTCCAGAATTCCGGGACCCCCGGAAGGTCTTCAGGCATCCAAAGCGCAACTATGACAAGAAGAAAAGCGCCTGAGACTAAACCAATGCAGAGCGCGAGTGCGGAATTATCCGGATCCGCTTGGAAAGGCAATACCGCCAAACGCTTTTCCCAGAACGATGGGGGAATCCGTATGGACAGGATGATGACCCATATCTGGCCCAGTACAAACAGCAGACGCGATACCGAACCGACGATTTCCGAACCGGACAGAGCTTGTATCAGCAATGCCATGACATCATATCTGACGATAACAAAATCGAGGACGAGCAGCGATAGCACTACTGCCGCAATCAGCGTATAAACGGCGATTCCGACAGCCCATTCCCCGATCGTCCGACCCCACAGCATGAACGCGGGGGCGATGGCAGCGCAGACGACTATCGTCAACGCGACGATATGGGGCGGATCAATTCCTTTTCTCATCATGTTTCTCATTCTTGTGGTCGCGGACGATGAAGATCGTCCAGCCGAAGCACGGGAGCATCCGGTATTCGCCGGACCGGGTCAACGCGGCCGCCAGGCGTTCCGCGCCGGGGCGGGTGGTCCATTCCCTTGAATCCTCGTCGTAGTCCTCGGCGATCCAACCCTTCTTCAACAGGCCGTAATGCGCCTTCTTCCACGCCCAGCTGACGATCGCGCCGAACAGGCTGCCGGCCAGCCAGAGCAATAGGATTCCCAATACGATCGCGAACGGGGTGGCCACGCCCAGCCAGTAGCCGGACATCAGACGCGCCCCAGCCGGTGCAGGGCTTCGGCGGCGTGGATGCGCGCCTGTTCGCCGCCCGCTCCCTCCGCGGCGTTGACGGCCGTCCCGTTCTCGTCCGGCGAGGCGAACATGGGTCGGCGCAGCTCCCCGTACTCCAGCTCGTAATCGGTCGGATCGTGTTGGGCGGCGAGCCGGGCCAATTCCCTGACCTCCTCGCCGGACAGGATGATCTGCTCGGTCTCCAGGCCGTCGAGCAATTGGCTTATCGTCCAATCCCCCGTCGCGGGATCCCGCCACGCTTTGCACCATTCGCCCAGATATTCGAAATCCTCCGGCGGATGCATGTAGTCGAATGCCATGATCAGTTCCTTTCCGTGGGATCCGGGTCCGGATCCCATCCGCGTATGCGTGCGATGAGCCGGCAGACGCCGGCCGGCATGAGCAGTATGAAAAAAACGTGGCGGCGGCGGCCTGCGAGATGGCGGTCATGATGCGGATGCCGGACAGGAGCCGCAGCAGGAGCGCGCCGCCCAGGGTGGCGAGGGCGCCGAACGCCATGAGTAGGGGCGCCATGGCGAGGCCGGCGGCCAGCAGTCCCGGCTCCACGCCCGCCGCCGGCCGGGGCTCCCCCATGTGTCGGGATGATGCGCCGTACCTCATCGTCGTCCGCCTTTCACATGCCGCCGGCGTCCGAGCTGTCCGATATAGGAGAGCGTCCATTCCCCGGCGTCCCGCGTACGGTCAAGTGAATTTTCAACGTTTGCGCTTTCGTTGTTCGTTGTCGTGTCTGGTGTCCGTCTTGTCGCCTGTTTCTTTTCCGGCGAAGGCGAGCACTATCGTGCAGATGAGGCACGTGATGAGGATGAGCGTGGTTCCTGGGTCGATTGCCATCAGGCTCGCTGCCCTGTTGTTTGATGTTTTCCGAGCATGATTGGTGCCTTCTACGAAAATTTTATGTGGACTAATTCAGTATAACAGGTATTGCCGATTTCGCGACATCACGGCTTCTCGCCAAAACGGGAGGCCGGACCCCTAGAATTGTCTCCGAACGACAATATGCCTGTTATACTGAATATGTCCACATAGAAGGAGAGTTCCAATGACCAACCAAAACAAGTCAGCCCAAGCCCGCCAACGACGCCGCAGCTCGGACGGACGATTCGCGGACGAAGACAAGCAGGACAGCCTCCCCTCCGACACAAAAATCCAACAGGCGGCCAGCCTCCTCACCGACGACACGGAGCCTGACTTCAACCAGCTGCTCACAGCCACCGGCGCATTCGACGACCCCTACGAGGCACGCCATATCGAATTCGACATGCCCGACGGATCCACCCTCAACGGCTACGCCTTGGACGATGGGCGAATCGACCGCAACAAGGTGCCGGCCGGCTGGCACGCCTACTCCGTAATGGAAAGCGACGGCGACGAAGACGGGGAAACCACCCTGTCCATCGACCATGACGGGTACGTGAACCACAGGATGGACTTCATCACCACCGAAGACCTCAGCCAACGCATAGACAGCGGCCAACTGACCGAAATCCACGGCGACGACTGGGGCTTCACCGACAACGACCTCGTGGACGATCTCGCCGAAAAATCCGGGGATGACGACTTCGACCTCGACACTGAACTGGAGGAGAAACGCCACGACATGATGGATTCCGCCATCCGAGACCAGATCTTCTTCAAACCCGACGAGGAGAACATGACCGCGTTGAAGGCCGCCGCATGGCAGACCATCAACCACGACGAGCAGAACAAGGGCGAATCCACGATCGGCGACCTGCGCATAGCCCCATCCATCAACCCCCACGACCTGCATCTGGAAGACATGAGCGAGGAACAGATCAAAGAGGCCCGCAAGTACGGTGGATGGGACCCCGACAAGCACAAGTACGTGCACTTCAACCAAGACGGCGACTTGGAAGGCCTCACCGAGAAACAGGCTGACAAGCTGATCTGGGACAACCGGCAGCGCATCCTACAAGCCGTCCGCGACGACGAGTCCGCGAACTTCAGCACCGTCAACCTGCTGCATAACTGTTTCAACCGTGAACGACAGGTACGCGAACACGACTACACGACACCGGGCGACAAGCGATAA